ACTATTTCAGAAACGGCATTGGCACCCAGTGTCACAGCTCGACTAAACACCAATGCAACCTCTTCATCCCATTCACAGTAGTAACCTTGCTCTCCGTAAATCAGCTGTAAGAGCTTAACGACTACCGCAAATCCTACGAGTCCGAATTCTGCCTCGATCAGCTGAAATTTCTTATCCAGATGGCAGTCCAACCGAATGTAGTCAAGTCCTACCTTCGGACTGCACCCCAATCATCATCACCTCCCGGCCCGGTGGGGGAGCTGCCCTTAGAAGGGCAGCTCATCATCCTCACCGCTGGCAGGCATTCCCGGCATGGGCGGGCTGGCAGGCTGCTGCTGGTATCCGTAGCCGCCACCGTTGCCGCCGTTGCCATTGGCATTCAGTCGCTTGATGGCGGGCGGGATAACGCCCTCCTGCACCTTCGCCACGCTCACTGCAAACTGCGGCTTCACGATGGTGCGGATCTCGCCGGGACTGTTCTGTGGCTCATATTCCTCTTCGCCGAAGTTGAAGCCGATCAGCTTGCCCTGCAGGGTGGTTTCATTGAAGCCCGTGGCCTTGAAGTTGTAGCCGGTATTGCTGGCTTCGACGGCCTCGATCACGGCCTTGAAGAATCCGCTGGTGTTGCCCTCGGCATTGGCGACGCCGGTGCGGAAAACACCCGGCCAGCTGGCGTTGGGATTGTACTTCACGGAGCGCTCGAAGCGGCGCTGATAGTAGCCGTTCCATTCGCCCTGTTCGCAGACATCGAACGTCAGAACCAGCATATCCTTGCCGCTGGTGCGGGCCTGCTGGATCATAGCGTTGCGGATGCGGCAGATGTGCCCGCCGACAGTGATCTGCGGCATCGCCTGCCCGTCATAGGCTTTCGCCTTGTCATAATCATTCGGTACTCTCATCGCGTGTCGCTCCTTATCGGTAATCTTCCAGGGCGTTGATAACCTGCATGATATCGTTGGGGATCATCGGCTGCTCGAACGCATCCAGCGGCGTTTTTGCCGTGGAGTTGTTGGCGGCAGTCTCGAAGTAGTAGTTGCCGTTCGCGCACGTCGCCAGCAGCACAGTGCTGAACTTGGATTCGAGGACGATCTTATCCAATTTCTTGCCGTTGGTTTTCATCCGCGTCCACGTCTGGCCAGTGGTTTCATCGCGCTCAGTCTGCGTGTGGGCGGTGAAGATGATCACCAGATCGTTGCGCATTTTCAGGGCGAAGGCGATGATGCCATAAACCGAAGTGGCCAGATCCACCCACTTGTCATAGCTCTTTTCCTTCATGCGCTGCATCTCATCGTCCACCATGATGCCGTTCAGCGTGTCGATCACGACGTACTTCACGTTTTCAAAGGCTGGCGGGCTGTTCTTATAGTCCTTTACCTTCTGGCCGTTCGGCCCGTCGATCAGCTGAAGATTCATCTTGTGCTGGATCTTGTCCAGCAGATCCAGGACACGGTACTTGTCGGACGTGGCGCAGTAGTTGCGATTCTCGACGTTGTACTGCTTGCGCCAGCCGCGCCACTGCATGCCCTTGCCGTCACAGTCGATGTAGAACGTCTCTTCAGGCGGCAAGGTGCGCATGGACGTGGTTTTGCCGCTGCCCGATTCGCCCATCACAAGGATGCACTGTGCCATTGCGAATCCTCCTTCCCGGCGTCGGCGGCACTGTCGTTCTCATCCAGCTCATCCAGGCCAATGATGCGGCGCAGGATATCCACCTTGATGTAATCGCTTTCGTTGCTCTTCAGCAGCCGCGCCACCATCAGCAGGATGAATTCCTCCTTGAGCAGCACCTCATACTCTTCACGCGGCAGTACGATGGTGGTGGTGCTTTCATCCTCGATGTCGATGTTCAGGAAATCCACCGGCATCGCCTTGCGCACTTCGATCTGCTTTCCCTTCAGAAACTTCTTCATGATGCTTTCCTCCTTTGGCAGATTGTGATTACTTGCTTGCATTGATCCACATCGAACATTCCGATGTGGGTTTTCTCCACGGGCAGGCCCATCTCACCGGCCAGCCATTCATATGCCCAGCGCCGGGTGCGGCGCTCTTTGCCGATCCAGAGCGGATCGAAAGCGGCATGGGCCTTGATCTTCCATTCCCGCAACGATGCATCTGCCAGCCTGCCCTTCGGCTTGTCGGTGCCCTTATGGACGCCCACCCATGCCTGACAATCCTGGCAGTAGTAGATCATGCCGTAGCTGCGGCCATGGTAGACAATGGCGCTGTCCACATACTGCGCGGGCCTGCCGCAGTAGTCACAGTCGATGTTCACCGCGCCATGCCTCCTTGATCTGCTCAATCTCCTGCAAGTCATAAGCGATTTGCAGCTCCATCTGCTGGGCCTGATCGATGAGATAGTCAATCAGCCTGCTCATGGATTTGGTGTCGTAGGTGCTGGATCCGCGATAGGCGAATACCTCCACCCATCCGCGAAGCGGGCTGTCGCCGATCACCTCGGCAAACCATCCCACGCCCAGGAGCTTGCGTGTCTCCATGAACGCATCCAGCGCCTCTTCCTTGATCATGTACTGATCGAACTCTCCAACGGCGCGGACGGCATCCCGGTAGACATCTTCCTTTGCGATGGGCGGCGTGATGGCCTTGCCGATCTGGCTGCACAGCTCCCAGCATAGGGCATTCGCTCTGGTGCTGCGCCTGTCGCGGTGTTCCTTGATGGTGATATCCAGCGTCTTGCCTTTCAGCTTCGCCAGCTCATCCACATGATTGCCGAACAGATCCAGCACGGCGCTTGTCATGGTGCCGTTCACCAGCAGCGCATCAGATGGGATTCGGCCACTCACGTTCACAGCGGCTTCACCTCGAAGCGCTCATCCTTCGGCTCAATGGTGACGCAGTCGGCAGGCACGATCTCGCCAGTTTCGGAGAATGTGATCGTGCCGTCACCGTTCGCCACCAGCTGCTTCTTTACCAGCGCCCACTTCGGCGACACCTCAGTTTTGAGATAATCAGCCATGCCGCCCTTTTCAAGCCACTCGCGCAGCTTGTCGGTGTCAGCCTTGAAATCGCTGCTGGCCTTCTTCAGAATCAGCGCGCCGCTGGGCAGCTCATACTTCTTCTGCGTCTTGGTGTCCTTCGTGGGCACCGATGCGAAGTAGCTCCACAGCATCGCCCGCAGGCCATCCGTGCGTTTGGCGAACCGCTCAGCGTATTCGGCCTTGCGCTGCTGGTACTGCTGGATCACATCATCGCAGCAGCCGGTGAGCCGCTGATACTCGGCCTGCTCCTCGGCGATCTTGCGAATCGCCCAGTCGGCCTTTACGTCATTGTCGATGGTGAAGCGCCTCGGCTCATCCGCTTCGGCTTGTTCACCAAACATCTCGGCAAACTCGCCGATGACTTCCATGAAATCTTCCATGTTGCTCTCCTTTCGATCGGCGGTTATGCGCGGGCTGCGCGGCGCTGGGCGGTGCGCGTCTGGTGCGCCATCCTGTTGTGGGCGCGGCGCTTGTTCGCCATCTTACGCTTGTGGCGCTCCCAGTTCAGAGTGCCCAGCCACGGGCGGCGCATCCTCGGCCTCGGCGTGAATGCGCGGCGCTTCGCGTCATCCATCATGGCGTTGCGCAGCTGAGCTGCGGCTATGGGATCAAGCTTGGGTGCTTTTTCGTTTATCATGCTGCTCTCCTTTCTCTACTCCAAGAAGCTGTAGTTGCAGTGCGGGCAACCGGTGATCAGCTTGCAGCCTGCATCCTCGACGGTAAATCCCAGGACAGCGCCCTTGTGGCCATTGCTGGGAAGGTAAATGCTCCTGCCGCAGCGGTAGCAGATGCCGTCATGCGGCGCGAACATAGGCCTTTCGCTTTCATCGCAGTATTGCTCCTGGGCCTTTGCGGCCTTAATGGGATCCCACATCAGTGATTCACCTCCGGGAACTTGAGCAGGCGCTCATGGCGGCAGGGCTTCGACAGCCAATCCTTCAAGCGGTGCGGGCACTTCTCATCATTCTCAAGCGGGCATACACCGCCATGGATGGCCTTGCAGTCATCGCACAGAGCTACCTGCAGCGCAGTGCCGATGTTGATGGCATCCAGCACATCTTCAAAGGCATCATCGGGAATCGCGTCCAGCTCTTCCATCAGGGCTTCGCGGTTTGTCATGGCGCGGATCCCGATGGCGTTCAGAATGGCATCCTTCAAAACAAACATTTTTTCATCTCCTTCCTTGACAGGGCGGAGCGAATCGGTTAAAATAGGAATATGGGATTTGTGGTTGACAGTATCCTTATCCCGTCCGCGTGTCCTCGCTGTTGCTGCCAGCGTGGACACTTTTTTAACCGTCCGCAGGTGTTGCGGTGGGATGCGTTCGTTCCCAGCGCTTCATGAACTCACGCCCCAATTCGTCATACCGCTGCTTCGTGGCGGGATCGCGGATGTTCTCCATGAACCGCCTGAGCATGGTGTTGCCGATGTTCTCCCGAACGCAGTCCGGGATTTGATCGGTGTCAATCCTCGGTATGCTGGGGCCGATGCTGCTCATCATGTTCACCTCCTTTCATCGGCATGGGCATCACTGATCAAACTTGAAGGTGAGCAACTCGTCACCGCTGATCATGAAGCCGTCACCGTAGGTGATGTAGGACACATTCACATAGCCCTGTTCATCGATCCAGCCGCCTGCGCTGTAGTTGCGCGGGGATCCGTAAACCTTTACCGGCACATCGAACCGCCAATCGCTAAAGTCCCTGGTAGGGCCGTGCAGCTCGACGCTCTTGCCTTCCACATCGGCCATCGTGGTGCCGTCCTTCTCAACGAAACGTCTCACTTCGTTAGCGACGATGTTTCGCATGATGCCTTTCAGTGTCGTGGTACGGGCCATGCTGATGCTCCTTTCATGTGATGGTTATGTCCTACGCAGCCTTTTTGAAAAGGTAGCGGAGTTCAAACTCCGGCAGCAGGTTTTCGCTGATGAGAAGAATCTCGCTCAAAGTAAATTCCGTCACGCCGTTCATCTTGTTCTGAAGCGTCTTTTCGGTGATGCCGAGAAGGGTAGCGACGGCCTTAAAGCTGATACCCTTGCGCTTCAGCTCTGCATACAGATTTGTAAACAATACGTTTTCCTCCCTTCATTTTACCCTGCGGGGTAATTTTGACTTTATTATAAACGGTGCAGGGTAATTTGTCAAGCCTTTTTTACGCCGAAGGGTAATTTTTTTCTTGACCGAGAAATATAAAAATGTTAAAATATGTGTGAGGTGAGCGAAATGACGTTGCTTGAAAAGCTGGACGCTTTGAAAAAGACTACGGGCGATACGAATGCATCGTTGGCGCGTAATTCAGGTGTTCCGTATACCACGATAGATGGTTTATATAAGAAGGGTTATGCAAACGTGAAATTGTCCACGCTCATGGCGCTGTGCGATTATTTCAATGTATCTCTGGATTACTTGGCGAAGGATTCCGTTACCAGCGATCTGCCGTCAGAAGATCAGCCCACCATGCCAGGCGGGCTGAATGAGAAGGATATGGAATTCGGAAAAGTCTTTAATGCGTTGTCTGCTCAGAATCGTCGAATTCTTCTTGTGCTTGCAACAGCGCTTTTGAAAGAGCAAGTAACACATCCTGATATTCAGGAGTGAGACTATGAAATACTTTCATAGCAAACAGCGTTTCTTGAGTGAAGCCATTGATGTTCATGGTGACATTACCTCCTAAAATGTAGTTCGGTAATCCTATCAAAGCATTAAGACATGGTAATGACTTTCGGCTGATTTCTGATTTTTAGAGAAGAAGGGCGGTAATCCCATGAAGAAGATGATTGTCATTGTTCTTGTTTTGTTTGTTGTTTTTTCGTGTTATTCTGCATACGCACACACCAAGAGCTTTGATGAATACCAAACTGATCTTGATAAAGTGATGAGTGATTTAGCAGAGGCAAATAAGATTAGACAGGCCTGCCAAGACTGCATTGATGCTTTTAATGCCGGGGAAAAGGCAAAGCAGGATGAAGCATATAAAATCATAACCGAATCAGGTTTGATGCCTGAGCATTACACGATCAAAGATACTTCTTTGATTGAACCAATTCTATTATTATATGAGAAATACTGCGAAGCGTATAACAATGATATGACTGCCATTATGAAGCATCAGGCGTTTTGGTATGCTAATTCTATTACTATTTCAGATTTGCTGACTCAGGCTCAAAACAATGAGATCATACTATTCCCAGCTCCAAATACCAAGCACTATGCGAATCAACTCATATATGGTTTACAGAATGATTTTTTTGATCCAGAAAAGAATCTTGAAGAGTACTATTCGAATATCTACATCATAAAAGGCACACTTTATGAAAATGATGCTGATGAAGGTTACTGTTTCATTCAATATGAAGATGAAGAGTACGGAAAACGAATAATATGCGCAATGAATCCAAGAGAATACAATTCTGGCATTTCATATCTTGATCTCCATGATATGCCCGATGAAGGAACGGAAATGTATTTTTGCTTAACGTACTTTATAAAGCGCGATTCAGACAATCTGAAAATATTCTATCTCGGAGCGGATGATCAAATACTTGACGATTTCAGATTAATCAGTATCGGGTATGACACATAAAAAACTCCCGCACCGTGCGCCAACACGATGCGGGATGAACAGTCCGCAGGAATAACCACAAGCCCACGTCTGCTACACCATTATAGCAGACGCATTCCCATTTTTCAAGGAGGGATTCTGCTATGGCAAGAAAAAAGTCTCAGGAGAAAGCGGCGGCAACTGCAGCGATCTATGCCCGGTACTCCAGCACTGCGCAAAACGATGCCAGCATAGAACAGCAGATCGCGGAGTGCGAACAATACGCGCAAGCGAACAATCTCACCATCGTGGCTCGTTTCGAGGATCGCGCCATCTCTGGCCGATCGGATAAGCGGCCCGGTTTCCAGAAGTGCCTTCGGGCAGCTGATCGGGGAGAATTTCAAGTGCTGCTGGCGTACAAGTCCAACCGTATCAGCCGCAATATGCAAAGCGCCCTGAACTATGAGCAGCGCCTTGCGAATGCCGGTGTTCGAGTGGTGTACTGCAAGGAATCATTCAGCGACGATGCCACTGGCCGATTCATGCTCAGGATGATGATGAACATGAATCAATTCTACTCGGAGAATATGTCCGAGGATATACGGCGCGGGATGGTGGACAGCGTATCAAAGGGCAAAGTAGTGGGCAGCGTTCCCTACGGATACAGAAAAGGTGCTGATGGCAAATATGAGATCGATGAACCGGCTGCGGCAGTCGTGCATGAAATCTTCGCCAGATATCTGAAGGGCGAGACGATAGCAGATATCCGACGCGACTTCAATGAGCGCGGCCTGCTGACACGTCAGAAAAGGCCCTGGGCGAAAAACTCATTTCACGCAATCCTTGTGAATGAGAAATACACCGGCTCATATACGTTTGGAGAAGTCAGAATCGAAGATGCCATACCGCCGATCATCGATAAAGGAGTGTTTGCGATGGTGCAGAAAAAGCTGGACTGGGAGAAAGTTGCGCGTAAACGTCATCGCGGCAATGTGGATTATATGCTGACGGGCAAACTGTACTGTGGATACTGCTTTGCACCCATGGTGGGCATGTCTGGCCGCAGCCATGTCGGACGGGAACATTTCTACTATGCTTGTCAGACGCGCCGCACCAAGCGCACCTGCGACAAGGAAAACGTGCGCAAGGATGATATTGAGCAGAAAGTCGTGGAGATTGTCCAGAATTGCATCCTCGACGATGAAACTGTGATGTGGATGGCCGATGCTCTTATCGAAGCGTCGAAGCGGTTTAAGGAGCAGTCCAACCTTACACAGCTTGAAAGCCATCTGCGTGATATCAAAAAGCAGATTGGAAATATCGTCCGTGCTATTGAGATGGGCGTTGCCGGGGATGAAGTCAAAGAGCGCATGGATGAATTGCAGGAAGAGAAGCGGAACTATGAAGGATTGATCGCCATCGAAAAGCTGGCGGTTAAGGACTATGATAAAGGGACGGTGTTGGGATACTTTGAATCGATCAAGCGCGGGGATCCAACGGATAAGGATTTTCAGAAGATGGTAATCCGCGACTTCATCAAGGCGGTGTATGTGTACGACGATCATCTGCGTATCGTCGTGGATTTTACTGGCGAAAACAATTCCATTGATGTGCCCTTCGGCGGCACCTCGGCGGGCGAATCCTCTGCCGATGGAGTTCGCTTAATGACTGATAAGGTGTACCATATCAGCCATAGGCGAACCCTTGAGCAGAGAAATTCTATTGAGTTTACTGCTCAGGGGTTTGTCATTATCTGGTATTTCAGTGAAAAATGACAATCGGCAGCGATGCTATGCGGCATCGCTGCTTTTGTTGTCTATGCCAAGTCCTGCCAAATTCTGTAAAATCCCGTCATTGTCTTGATGTTATATATATTATCCGAATTATCAGACTTTTTCGACAGAATCTGATAAGATTTTACATCAAGGAGGACAATGGCATGGGGCGAATCAGGATCAGGATCGGCAAGCTGGCAGAAGAAGCAGGGATGACGCAGGCAGATGTTGTACGCATCACCGGCCTGAATAAGGACTTGATCAGTAAGTACTTTCGGGAAGATACGAATAATATTAGCCTCCGGGATCTGGCTATTATGGTGGAATTGTTCGAGCGCGGAGTTGAATCCGTTTTAGAATATGAATCTACCGAAGTCGCCGCCACGGTGGATAGCTACCGGGAGAAGATGTCGCGCAAGTGCAAGGACGCACGGCAAAGAAACGGCGAACACGAATAATCTGTCAACCACTCCATGCGGCTATAGGAGCGATCCTGTAGCCGCCTCTCTTTGCAAAGATGCAAGTGAAAACAGTGATATTTTCATCTTTGCAGCTATTTCATATAACCGTACTTATATGAAATGCAGCGTTTTTATATATTTACAGAGCCAAAAACAAAAAAAGCGCCATGGCCATGGGCAGCGCCCACAACCATGGCAGATGTTCAATTATTCGGCATCGGACGGCTGTTTGTTATACTGAGCCGTGGAGATGCCCAGCAGTGCGCCCAACAGAGTGCAGATCACCGCGCTCGTCTTTGCAACCTCCTCGGCGCAAGGAAAGCCCCAGATCGCCGCCAGGCCAACATAGGCGGTAGTCAGCGCGGGAATGACGATCATCACGATCCACTTCAGGATGTCGTACACCTTGTTATTCAGCTTCATGGATTAATCCTCCTTTTCATTGTCATCGTGGGTTAAGAAGCCGCCACTGCTCTTGATGGTGCCATAGGTGGCCTTGATATGAGCCATAGCCACCTTGCCGCGATTGTTTCGGAAAAGCGGATGCGATTCGCAGTATTTCTCATAATCGTCGATATCGTCGAGGATATCTTCAAAATGAGATTCTGAGTGCTTGCGATGTTCGCACAGTTCATCATAGAAGCGCAGGATGCGGTATCGCTGATTCCTGGCCTTATCATCCTCATCCTCCCGAATGTGATTGTCCAAGGTGGATTGCAGCTTCTCCATATCCTTCTTCGCCGCGTCCTGCGACTCTTTGATGCTCTTCTGCGTCTTTTTCCGATTGGATATCATCGTGGGGATGATGCCGATCAGTGCCACCAGAATCGGAGCGCAGGCAGTCAGGATTTTTATCAGCGTCTCCATGTCAATCACCGCCCAGGAACCATGCCAGAGATTTGCCCTGGCCGGTTATGACATTTTTATCCACGCGCCCATTGATGCCATCAATGCGTCCGTTGCTGGTATACTGCCACAGATCGCAGGCATATTTGGGAATCGTGCCTGTGGGCAGGCCATCATCATCCTTCTTATAGCGCGGGATCCAGACGAAGTCAAACAGATCTCGCAGCTCGTCGAATCGATAGGTGGCATAGAGATGATGGGCCACATATGCGCCGATTCGCTTCACACCCAGATCGCGCAGCGTCTTGACGAATGCCCTGACACCGGCCTGCGTGATGCAAGTCTCTTCTATGTCGATGGCATAGAACAGGGGCTTGAAGCCGCTGGCATACTTGACGATCTTGATCGCTTCATCCTCGCCCTTGGCGGTGTCCCGGGCGTAACTGTAGCAGAACACGCCGAAGGGGATGCTCCGCGCTTGCATGGCCGTGGCGTATTCGACGAACCGGGTGTCGATGTCCGACCCGATGGAAGCCCGGGGGATCACCAGGCTTACATGGGGCTTGAGGGCGTCGAAGTCGATGGCACCCTTGTGATAGCTGATGTCGATGATCTCCCCGGTCACAGGCTCCACAGCATCACCAGCGCGATCAGTATCCCGAGGATCAGCGTCACCATTGGCATTCTGCTCACCTCCGTTGTTGGTCTCCGGCCAGAAGCACCAGAACTGCTTGCGTTCCCGCATGAACTGGGCAATCGCCTGCTTCGTCCGCTTCGAGCTGGCCGGGTCGTTGGCGTAGATGTAGGTCGAATCGTATTTCCAGACGCAGATGTAATGTCCTCCGGAAGTCCAATAGCCGGGGCCCATGGAGCAGACGACGTAGCCGCCCGCGTCCAGACAGGCCAGGAGGCCATCCAGGGTCGCAGTCTTGATGGCCTTGGAGAAGTGGAAATGCTCCATGATGTGGGGAATGAAGAACTCCCAGGCGGTGCCGTTGCTGTAGGTGCGATCGCCCAGGGCCATCGCCAACTTGGCAAGCGTCCAGGGAGTCTGGGACTTGTCCTTAACCGTGGCAATGATGTCGGCCATGGCCGTTGGGCCGCAGCCGGAGTTTGCCATGGTCTGGCCCCGGTCGCCGTGGTTGCTGTACATGTTTGCGCCCCAGCGCTTGTCGGCCTGTTTGAAATCCTCCGGCTGGAACCAGATTTTGCAGGCATCGCAGGGCGCCTCGGCCACATCGCCGCCGCTCTCCAGCAGCTTTGCCCAGGTCTTCGGCCCGACGATGCCGTCCGCGCTCAGGCCGCTGTAGGACTGATAGGCCACCACCGCTGCCTTGGTCCTGGGGCCGTAGATGCCGTCGCAGGCGATATTGCCGTTCAGCAGCAGCTGGATCGCCAGCGTGGCCGCGCTGATGCGGTTCCGGTTCGTGGAGCAGGTAGGCGCGGCTTTGGCCATGGCCCGCCAGGTATCCGGTCCGATGGCCCCGTCCGGCGTCAATCCGTGGACGCCCTGCCAGGCCACGACAGCGGCCACGAAGGCGGCGTCAAATTGCTCGTGGGCAGCAATAAAGGCCGCCGGATCGGCGACCTTTGAATTGACCGGCAGATTGCCCGTCAGCAGCCGGGCCGCCACCACCGGGCGGCCCGAGTCCTGATGTTTAATCGTCTCCATCATCGTCAGGCACCTCCACCTTCACGGCCTTGCCGTTTTTCAGCACGTATACCTCGTCCAGCTGCGGCTCCTCGGGCGTCCCCTCGATCTCAAATCCATCTGAATCCCGGTTGATGCGCTTGTCCTCGTTCATGTGTATCCTCCTCTCTAATCCCAACAAAAAACCACCCCTGTGGGCGGTTGTCGGCAAACGTGCGCCGTCACGCTGTCAGTTCAACCCAGACCAGGAATGCGATGACGGCTACGGCAATGATAATACTCATGTTTTTTGCCTCCCTGCGTCAAATTGCCGTGCCCGCGAACCGGTAAACTGTCCCAGGCGTGCCGGCTGAGCTGGTCAGCCCTTCGACCCGGAAGCTGTACATATATGCCGGATTCGCGCCGGACTGGACCATGAAATCAAATACATTGTCGCTCATTCTCGTAACGACGCCATTGATGTAGCTCGCCAATTTGCCACCGGTCAGCTTCGATGCGGGGGCGGAACCGGCATATATGGTGCCTGTCGTATAGTTGGGCAGCTCGCTCAGCGCCTGAAAAATTCCAGACCATGTATTCACGTCGCTTGCGATATTAATCGCATACGCCGCATGAATATTAGCCGGAGTTATGCCAAGGTTGCTTCTTGCTTCCGCAGCATTGTTCGCTCCTGTGCCACCTCCGGCCGCTGTGACTAAACCGCTTGTGTTGATATCTACAATTTTTTGCCAGGAATACCATTTATTATTGGCGAAATATCGACTATAAATTGGCCTGGCATTTTCCCCCGCATACTCAACGGCCATCTGGAACACACCCATGAATTCGACCTGATAATACACACCAGAGACATTGGTTGGCAAATTGGAACATTGGTTGGCCTGAAAGAACCGCGTTCCATAAAGGTTGATATTGTTTGCGTCGGTTATGGTGCCGTTTGCTGAATTTATCCCAAACGCCCCAATGTTGGCAGGGGTCAGATTGACGTTGCCGGTGCGGTAAGACGATTCGGCGTTGCCCTTCACGCCGGTGATACTGTTGACCTGCGCCCCGGCATCAATTCCGTCCAGCTTCTTCTTGTCGTCCGCACTCATCAATCCCGCTGCGCTTTGGCTGGCTCCGGTCACGTTCTTCTTCGTTGGCGAAATAACCCCCTGACTGTCTTGACTGATACTGTCGATGAATGCTACTGCCGTGCCAGACGCCACGGGGCTCGACACCGCTGCCTGGGTCGCCTTCGCCCCAATATTCGCCGGGGTGATATTAACATTACCGGTGCGGTAGTTGCTCTCCGCGTTGCCCTTGACGCCGGTGATGCTATTAACCTGCGCGCCCACAGCGATCCCGTCTAACTTTTTCTTATCGTCCGCACTCATCAATCCCGCTGCGCTTTGGCTGGCTCCGGTCACGTTCTTCTTCGTTGGCGAAATAACCCCCTGACTGTCTTGACTGATACTGTCGATGAATGCTACTGCCGTGCCAGACGCCACGGGGCTCGACACCGCTGCCTGGGTCGCCTTCGCCCCAATATTCGCCGGGGTGATGCGCGCCAGCGCTTCGGCCAGCTGTCCCTGGGAGACCAGCGCCGTCGTATCTACGGTGACGCTGTAGGAGCCGGTGTTGTCCATCTCTATGCTGGAGGCAAACTGTATGGCGAAATCCGGCATGTCCGCGTAGGCAGGCACATGGATGCCCTCGCCGCTGTCGGCCTGATAGATGGCGATCAGGGTCTGTGGGCCGCTGTTCAGGCGCGCCCATATGCCGATCTGCATGGCGGTATAGGCTTCGGTGGTCGCCTGCAGTTGGACCTGGTACGTCACACCGTTGGTGATCTCCGAATGACCGATGATGCTGAGCGTATGCGTACTGCCCGACATAGCCGTGCAGGCCATGAGCTGGGCCACCGGAACCGTGCCCGTTCCCGCTGTCGCCCCGGTGATCGTGAGCGTGCCGCCACCGGCCCATTGTGCCAGCAGCTGAGCACCGACGTTTGTCACTACGCTGTTCCACATATATCATCCCTCCATATCTCTGTTGCGTGCGATCGCGTGCAGGCGCCCGGACAGGCTCAGGGTCGCCGCGTTCGTCCATGCCTTCGCCCTGCCGGCATACTCCCGCCGGGTGGCTGTGATGTTCATGCCGACGCCCATGGGCCTTGGCATGTAGTAGCCCCGCTGGATCATGCGCACCAGGTCATAGGGGATATCGCCGACGAGGGATACCTCCACCGTCATATCCTGGTTGTCGATCCACGACACTTCGATCATGCTGCCCAGGGCCGCGTCCCAGATGTCCTGAAACGCGCCGCCGGTTCCATCCCACTGGTTCTGGACGATCTTGGTCAGCAGCACGCGCCGGAAGGATTCGTCATCCAACATCTCGGCGATGTCCGGCATATCCATGATCAGATGGCGTCGGTCAATGCCCACGCGCTCGCCCAGTATGTCCTGCTGGCGACCGACCGCCTTTTCCACGTAGAAGTATTCCGGCATGCCCTTCATCAGCTCGCTGGCGGCATCGACCTTTTCAAGCAGGGCGGTCGCCACTGCCATGAACCTGGGCGCGCTTTGATGCTGGGCCTCCATGCCGTCCAGATAGCGTTGAATATCGGCCACGATCATCCCTCCTCACGATACGTTGACGGTGATGTTGGAGACGCTGCCGCTGGCGACCTCGTCGAAGCCTATGGAGACATCCGACTGCTGCTGCGTCTCTCCGTGCCGCGCCGCGAGCACGGAGGAGATGGAGAACGTGGGCGTCCGGTAGTCGGTGTTGACCTGCTGGGCAACCATCCAGATCACGGAGGTGGTCAGGTCCGTGCCGATGGAGAAATCCGACAGGTAGTCCGCTATGGCTGCCGCGATTTCAGACGCAGTGGACGCGGCATAGCCGTTCTTACGCTTGATGTTGACCGTGATGTCCACGTCCACATAGGTCACATGGGAGAAGCGGATCGTGCTGCTCTGGCCGCTTGCGTCCTGCACGGTGACGCTCTCGTCCCCGTGGGTGGCGCAGCCCATGCCCTTGCTGAGCCGGATCGTCTGGGCGATCTCGTCATCGTCGCCGCCCTCCACGACGCAGCAGACGCTGTGAGGGGGCAGGCCGTTGCCGTCCGTCTCGCCGGTGTAATTCTCGTAGCACTCCACGCGCTGCACGCCGTCCAACGATCTCAGCGACCCCTTCAGTGCTTCGAGCACGGACTGGGCGGGCTGGGCAACGCTCTGGGCCTGTCTGGCTCGCAGCTCGCTGTCCCGCTCCACCGCTGTGCCCGCGATGGCGGCCTCCGGATTGGTGACGCTCTCCCAGCCCCGGGTGGGCGTTGCGATCCCCGTGATCGTGCCTGCGGTGGCCTGTACCGCGCCGGTGACCTCGCAGATCGCGTCGACGGTCGCCGTTCCCTCGGCGTCCAGCGTCACCTGCTCCGGCAGCTCCCAGCGATTGCCGTTGCCGTCCAGTGCCCTGCCGTTGCGGATCACCGTGCCGGCGGCGCCGGTCAGTGTCAGCCGGACAGTGGAGCAGGTGGCCGGCTTGCGTGAGATGCCGTTCAGGGCGACGATGTAGTCCAGCCCCGTGCCGATGGCCGTCACAGGACTGTGGGCGTTGTAGGCAATCTCCAGCGCCTGGTAGGTGTCGTATATCTTCTCGGCAAACTTAGACAGGAGCTGGTAGTCCTTCGAGTCGCTGCCCAGATAGACGCCGGCGCCGTATATGGCCTGCATGGCGTCGATCAGGTCCTCCAGTACATCATCGTAGGTTGGATAGTGCAGGCCGCTTTCATCGACGTAGGGCGCAAAATAGCTCATTGGCTCACCTCCACTTTGACATCTCCGTAGACCGTGCTCGCGGTGCAGGAGTAGCGATAAACCCTGTTTTGTACCCGGGACTGTATGTCCCGGACGCCGGTGACGCCCACGGTGTCCATGATCCGGTTGACGACCATCAGGTCGATCTCCGAAACCTTGCCCTGGGAGAGCAGCCTGCCAAGCACGTCCGTAAACCACGGGACAGCCGTGGCGTCGCCCTCCCACCATTCATCCCGGCAGGCCCGCAGCCTGGTCTTCAGGACTTGCGTCATGGCCTCCCTTCCCGACAGGAAGCCCTGCCCGGTATCTCCCAGCACATAATCTCCGTTCTCGTCCTCCCGGCGGTAGATCAGCTGGGTCGTGTAATCCGCATTCATGCGCTCACCTCTCAGACAGTGCGTCCGTTGATCTTGACAGTTCCGAAGAGGTTGACCGTCTTGCCCCGGATGCTGACGCCGGCAGTGCCGTCGTCGTTTTGCAGGCAGACGCCCTCCTCCGGGATAGCCGGCCTCTGGGGCTGGGACCAGCAGCCCAGTATCGCAAAGCCGTCCGACAGGTCGTGACGGCGCTTGTCCGCCTGGGACTGGACGTCGCCGGACTGCCACCAGCTGTCGATGCAGGCGTCCGCAAAGACCACCAAGCACTCGTCGCCCTCCCCGGGGACAAAGTAAAGCCCGTAGCCTCCCGCGCGGGGCATGACCACGGGCACATCCACCAGCAGGGGAATCTCCACCTCCTGGCTGATCCCTCCGCTGGAAACCTTCTCCCGGATCGCGAGCCGGACCGTCACCGTCTGCTGCTGCGGGTCCCAGTCCTGCACGATGCCGGGCATTGCCACGCGAAGCTCGGCCATGACGGAGCTCTTCAGCGCCGCCATGACATCGGCCATAGACGCGCAGCGTTCATCCACTGTGCGCATGCTGTCACCTCCATGGATTCGTCGTATCCGCGTCCATGCCGCTGGGGGTCATGCCGGCCTGGGCAACTGCCTCAAACTCACAGTACCAGTCGTCGCCGTGGGTGTCCCCCTTGTAGGTCAGCTTGACGACGCGGTACACGCCGTCCGTGCTGACGGAGGGCACCTCGGTCTCGCCCTCGGCCACCTTCTTCTGCGCGACCAGGCTGGAATCAATGTGGACGAGCGTGTTCAGCTTGAGGCTGGGGTTGATCAGGCACTTGGCGCTCACGCCGTCGTCCGTCTGCCCGGGCATGTCGATCAGGCCCGTCCGGGGGTTCAGCTCCACTGCCTGGTTTTCTGCGTAGTCCGTGGCCGACACGATGTTCACCTTGCCGTCCTCGATGTAGAACTGGCTGTTGGCACCCTGGGCGGCCAGCCTGGCATAGCCCGCCGCGCTGCCAAACAGCACCTTGCCTCTGGGCAGCGCCACGCTGCCCAGCCGGTCGCTGATCAGTCCCTCGGAGATGCCGTCGAAGTCCTCCGTCGCCGCGCGCACCACATCGGCGTTGGTGCAGCCCTGAGTGAGGGTGGTCATGACAAAGGCGCTGTTCAGATACTGGTCGCCGTCCTGGATCACCAGGTTCAGCGCCGTGTCGGTGGCGCTCTCCCGGGTGACGTAGGGCTGGACGATCTGGCCGGTGAAGATCATGCCGAAGTTGCCGTTTTCATAGCCCGCCTCCAGGATCACCGTGTCGCCCACCTTGATGCTGGCGATCGTGTCCCTGGAAAGGTTGTAGACGGAGATCACCGAATAGTTCGGGGTGTCGCTGATCGCCTTTTCACAGTTGAACACGCAGCGCAGCGCGGTGATCTCCAGTGTCTTCTTCTCGACGGTGGACCAGGTGGTTTCCACCGCCTCCGTCGCCGGCACGCCATCCTGCCCGGTTCCGGTCACCTTGACGTACTTGTAGTACACGTAGGCGATGCCGTCCCGGCCTGCATCGCATTTGGCCTGGTACCACCTTCCGTCGCTGGTCAGCAGCTCCAGCGCCGCGCCATGCCTGAGCGTTCCCAGGGACTTGTACTTCGTGCCTGGCCCGGAGCGTAGATGCAAGCTGCTTGCCGTGACCACAGCGGTATAAACCGCCCCGGAGGCGGTGCTCGGCACCTCCGGGGCGGTGTTGATGGTCTTGATCGACTTGACCACGTTGATCGTCGTTGTGGTGATGATGAGCAGCCTGTATTTGCGCAGATATTGGTCATAGCCCGCGTTGATACTCATCCTTCATCTCCCTTTCCCCAGACGAGCACGTAATCCGTTCCGAGATTGTCGATGTCCGGAAAGTCGCCCCGGGCCCCGTCCGACAGCCTGACGATGAGGGCGGAGCCGATGCCCACATACTTAAACTGTCTCAGGATGTCCGCGGACGGGTATTCCCCGGTCAGCAGGGGAACGCCGCTGATCAGCATGTTGCCGGTGTTGCCGTCGCTGATGTCTATTTTCCAGAATTCGCCCTCGGTGTTGTAGCGCAGATTCAGTATCAGGGCGACGTTTTCCTCGCCGACCTCAACGGTGACGCTGATCTCCTGGTTGGGGATCGCATCCAGCGGAATCAGATACCATGCCATGTTATCCCCCCGTTATCCCTTTGATCCATTTCGAGACACCGCTGACCAAGCCATCGATGCCTTTCTTCAGCGCGGTAGCGTTTATCACTTCCGGCTCCTTCGTCGTTTTGGTGCCGTTCCCCTTCTTGGACTTGGGCTTCTTCGAGGAACCGGAGTCGCTCACGGTCTTTGATGCGGTCACGGTCTGCTGCACCGTGACCACGCCCACCTGCACCACTTCGATTCCGGTGAATATGATCTGAGCCTTCAGGGCGTTCATGGTGGTGTAGTCGTCCGGGGCGCTCAGGGAGGTGATCAGCATGTTCTCGTAGCTGCCCAGCCGGGTGACGAGTGTGACGGGACGGCGGGCCTCCTTGATCGCCCGCAGCTGTGTGAACGCGTTGACGGAGTGATTCGCGCCGACGTTCTCCATGGCGTCCGTCATGCCGATGCTCAGCATCACCTCGTCCGGGTCGTTGATGGCGTGATCGGTGACGGACGCACCGAACTGCACCGGGTGCGACGTCACCGTCACGCTGCCCTTGTGTTCGGTGGAAAGCACCGCGTCGAAGGTGAAGACCTCGCCGGTGTTCAGGATCATCATCGTTGTGGCCATGCGTTTGTCTCCCTTCCAATAGCGTCCGGCTTTGCCGGACTGAGGGCGAAAGCGCAGCGGCAGAGCCGCAAGTCTCGCCCGAAACCCGCGGGCCGCCGTAGGGCGAGCACGCGGGGCGACAACAAAAAGCAGCTCACGTGCGTGAACTGCCATCATTCTTTGCGATTCCGTCAACTGTTTTACTCATCCAGCCGCACTTTTTCATCATAGATAAAATCCGTGATGTCATCGGTTGTCGCTTCGGGATTCTCGTCCAGATATCGGACAAGCTTCTCCTCCAGACCGGGACAGGTTTTCAGCACGGACGGAACCCCTTCGACAAAATCCGAATATGAATCCGGGACAGCACGCAATCTCTCCTTGAGCTGTTTAGTCGTCATAACCATCACCCTCCTCATGTAGCTGTTTATCGAATATATTATACTCTCCGAATTCATGGATTTCAAATATATATACATGTGCAGGACTATCCTTATCAGGATTCGTTATGTGCCAACCTTGGGTTTTGCCACTGTACATATCGTCAAACTTGGTATTGATTTCTGACATTACCTTGGCATACTCTTCTTTGGGAAGACGGTATTGAGGCCTTTTATAAGGCTTGCCATAGCTGTCTGTAGGCGGTTTTGAATTGATAATACCTTCTGATTTGCTGGAAGAAGAGTTGCCTCCGTTGCTCCTGAACCGTCCGCGCTCACCGCGGGGGTGGTCGCTCTCGCTCCAGTCGGCGTCATTGGCTTTGTACAGTCTCAGACAGAACCGTGCCATGCATCGCTCCTGGGGCGTTCCGTCCATGGCCCGCTTCAACAGCTGCCACCGGCTGAGCTTTGCCGTGCTCAAAAACGACCTGTCAAGCTGAAGCATAGAGGGAGACCTCCTTTCAGAAATGAGTCATTGGGCATTAGGGGAACGACGCTTCGATTGAGTCATTAGGCATTAGGCAGTAGGCAGTAGGGGAACGGCGCATCGTCTTGCCTATTGCCTGTTGCCTATTGCCTCAATTCTGATTTATCGCGGAGTGATAAATCAGAATTCACCCCAGCAGCGGCTTGACGTTCCTCAGCAGGACCTGCTCGTGGCTGCTGTTGACGTTGTTGGCGGTGCTCCTGGGATCGCCGCTGCCCGACACGGTGATGTCGGCGTGGGCGTCGATCGTGTTGTAGTGGTTGACCACGCTGTTGCTCGTGGAGGCGGCCACGGCGTGGGCCGGGGTGACGGCCCTGTCAGGGCTGCCGCCCAGCAGCTTCGTGGCGTTGGCATAGGACTCGACCGTCAGGCCAAGGTCAGCTGCGGCGCGCTTCAGAAGCGGTATGCCGCGATCCGGCTTCGTGACGGGGATGATGTACTCGCGCTTGCCGCCCTCGCCGACGCGAGTCACCATCTCATGGTCGACCTGGCGACCTTCGGAGCTGTGAGGCTCAGCCCCTCCGCCGCTGTTTGGCAGGTTGATGTTGGGCACCTTGATGGTTCCCAGGGACTGGTTGATCTTGTCCACCACGTTGAGCTGTATCCACTCCGGCAGCGCCCCGAGGGCGGTTTTCGCGCTGGAGGCGACGCTGCTGAACACGCTGGAGGCCCTGGTGGAGATGGCGCTGAACTTCGCCTTGATGCGGCTGACGATCTTGTCCACCTTGTCAAGAAGCTCGTCCAGCGTGGCGGAAAACTCATCCAACAGCCCCGACAGTGGGTCACTGCCGGACAGGGCGGTGGACATGTGCCGCCCGATGCCAGTGCCGATCGCGGTGCCGATGGCCTCGGCGTTGCTGTCCTCCACCTCGACGGTCACGTTGGTCTTTACCGTAACATCGGCACTGAACTCTTGATCAGCCAGCACATTGTCGATTACTTCCTGAGTAGCATCGTTGATGTCATTCCCATCACCAGCCTCGACATTAACGCTCTCCAGTTGAACGTTCGCAGTAGTCGCATGAGTAATCCCTTGATCATCCATCGCAGCGGCGATTTTGTCCTCATCAATGAACTGACCCGCTATGTTTGCCTCCGGCTTGACATCAACCTCAGCTTCTACCTCGGTTCCTTCAACACCATCCTTGACTGCATCTGCCACGTCAGAAGCGACTTGTTCAACGCTGCCCTCAGGTATCTCAGCCTCGGGCTCAACCTCCATCTTTGATGGAATGGGCTTATCCAGCGCATTTTGTATTTGTTCGCGCATCTCCTCTATATCGTCAGAGTATGCGTTCACCGTTTCTCTGTCGTAAATCCCTTCGGTATTCTCTGTCTCAAAGCCTCCCACAATACCAGGTAAAATACCGCGACCTTCATTGTCCGTGACTTCTGAATTGAAATCATAGATCGACTGAATTAAACTGTAATATTCAGAAAGTTTGTCAATCCATGCTTTCAACTGTTCAGGATCGTCGATTTCTGGATTAAAACCATTGATGTTATCAACGAGTTCCTTGACAGACGCACCCATTTGGGCGACCTGCTCCGGCTGAAGACCGTGCAGGTATTCCAAAAAGGATTCCTGTCGGCCCTGCAGGGCTTCCTCAGCAAAATGACGCGCCTCGGATAGCTCTCCTATTTCTTCATCTGATGCGTTCGCCACGGCTTCTTCCGCCTCTACCAGCCTTTGAGCGGCATCTTCGATCTGATCCGCGGTCTGGTTTATCTGCTCGATGGTTTCTTCTTCATCATGGATCAGGTTGTCTCCGAGCAGCTGATCCAAGAACTCCGTGAATCCGTTGACGGTCGCGGATAGAATCGCGATCAGGCCCTCACCCAATCTCACCCATGTGCTCGGATCGAGAATCCAGTCGATCAGGGCATTGGCTATTCCCAGACCGACATCAGCCAAAGCTCCAAGTGCCGTGCTGATACCGTCTCCCAACGCGCCCATGAACGAGACAAACTTTTCCTGCAGGCTTCCGTCCTGCACCCCATTCACAATGGAATCCACCAGCCCCGTCACGATGCCGCCCAAGTCGGTGCCGGCCTGGGACCAGTCGATCCCGCGAATGGCGTCGCCGATGGCGCGCATGATTCTCGCGCCGGCATCGCTGACCTTGCCGATGCCGGTCACTATGGCCTTTATGATTTTCGTACCGAAGCCCCGCATGCTCTGGAGGATGGTCTTGTCGTTTTCGTCCGGGTTGAGCAGCTTGGCAAACAGGCCGCCTATGGCGTCGATGAGGTTGGTCGCGCCATCGGCCGCCTTTTTGATCGCCTCGACGAGGGCTTCGATGATTCTTGCCCCGAGCGTGTCCAAGTTGGCATTTATCCGGCTGATGTTATCGGGCGTCAATGCCTCTCCCAGCATATCGGTGATGCCGTCCAGGATTTTCCCCGCACTGGTAATCGCCTGGCCAATGGCAGCACCTATGCCCGTGATAAAGGCGGTGGCGAAGTCGCCCACGCCATTCATGACATCATTGCTGGTGATCTTGTTCACCAGCCCCAGTATACCTTTCAGCAGCAGCTGAACGGTGGCGTTCAGGCTGTCGCCGATGGTGGAGATGGTATTGGTGATCCCTTTGAAGATGCCCTCCACGAACTTCGAGCCGTTGGTCAGCAGATCAGCGACGCTTTCCGGGGTGATCAGGCCGTCCACAAGGCCCACCAGGAAAGCCAGTATGTTGTTGCCGACATCCAGAGCAGTCTGGATCGCGGTCTCGACCTTGCCCACAAGTGCCTCACCGACAGCATCCCAATTGGCGTTTTCGTCGCCGGTGATCCAGCCCTTGAGCTTTGTGGACAAATCGCCAAGCCCCTGCTTGATGCCGTCCAGTATCCACTGGCCCACCTTGCCGCCGAAGCCGATCCAGTCCACCTTGCCGTCCTCGCCCTTGGAGGCCTCGAAGAAGCACTGGATGGCCTCGGAGGCCGCCGTGAGGCCTTCCTTGATGTCATTGAACGCCTGTATGCAGGTGTCCCAGAACGGGCCCAGCGCGGCGTTCTCGCCCTCCAGGTAGCCGAAGAAGTCGTCCAGCAGCAATCCGATGGAGGTCAGCACGGTGACCATCCAGCCGAAGGGACCGGTCTTGATCAGTATCCCGGCGGCTGCGATCAATCCGAGTATGAGCTTCATGGGCCCGGGCAGCTTGCCAAGGAACTCCACGATCTTCACTGCGCCCTTGGCAAACGCGGAGACGATGCGCAGCACGCCGTCGAGTATGTGCCCGCCCGCCAGCGTCAGCTTCGGCAGGTTCGTCTTGAACAGGTCCGCGATCTCGTCGATGGTCTCCTTGAAGCGGCGCAGGGGGCCGGAGGCCACGTCCTGAACCGTGTGGTAAAGCCACTGCATGGCGTAGGAGCCTATCATCTTGAGCCTTGTGAAGGAATCCACCATCGCGCCGATGTTGTCGATGCCGTCCTCCGCCTCTGGCAGGGCCATGCTCTCGCCGATGGCGACCAGCTCGTCGTAGGTGGCCTTGAGCTTCTTGTCCTTCTGGACCTCATCGTAGGTCTTGCCCATGGCCTCCAGCGCCTTGGTGTGGGCGCGGGCCTGCTCAGTGGTCTTGCCAAGGGACTTGGCCGTCTCCGCCAGACCCTGGTCGTACTCGTATAGCTCCCGGGCGATGGACAGGAATTTATTGACCACGGCGGCCCCGGCGATCGCCTTGAGCACGCCCTGCACGGTTTTCAGGGCGTTGGACAGGCCATCCACCGCAGAAGAAGCCTTGTCGGCACTTTCGCCGGTCTGGTCGATCTGCTCCGACGCGCCGGACAGACCTTCCTTCGCCTCGGACGCGCTCCTGCTCACGTCGGACAATTTGTTCGCGGCAGATGACGCGCTTTCGCCAGCACTGGACAGCCCGGAGCCCGCCTGGGAGGCGTTCCCGCCCAGCGCGGACAGCAGCTTCCCAAGGGCCGACGCGGCCCTGGAGCCGCCGTCGGCCTCCTCGGAAAAGCGGCGTGTGTTGTCCGCAAGGCCCTCCACGTCGCCGGAGGACTGTCCGGCAGCCTGGGCCTGGGACTGTACATTGGACACGAAGCCCTGCATCTTTTCGGTCGCCTGGGTCAGCACCTGGGCCAGATTCCTTACGATGCTGTCCAGCTCCGTCAGCATGGATTCGATCTGGCCGGCGCCGCTGTCGTCCACGTCAAAGCCAAAGCCTACCAGATAATCCTTGATGGTATCGGACATCGTATCACCTCACTCATATAGCGTCCGGCTTTGCCGGACTGGGGGCGAAAGCGCAGCACGCAGTGCAAGTCTCGCCCGAAACCCGCGGGCCGCCGTAAGGCGAGCACGCGGGGCGACATCATAAATTCCGCCGCATATCCAGCATCTCCTGATGACGCCTCTCGTTTTCGGCCTTTACGGCCATCATCTCATGTACGTCCAGGAGGTCGTCGAGCGTGTAGGTCCCGTCCCACAGCTCATGCTGCTTCCAGATCCCGGCAGCCACCGGGGCGAACAGGTACGGGTCGTAGTTCGCTGGCTCGGCCACGATCCAGTCTATTTCTGAAACAGGCTCGAAAGCGAGCTGTTCCCGTCGAAAAAACCCGAGGCGCCCCACTTGATCGCCTCGAAGCACAGCATGACCGTCGCAACGGGATCATACTCGATGTCCTCGACGCCGTAGTGCCCCGTCTCGTCGATGACGGGCTGCCTGCCGGCGGGAAGGTCGGCGTAGCAGACGCGCAGGCACTTGTCCACCAGGGCGTCGATATCCTCATCCGTCAGGTGGCCGAGAATGGCGAATACCGCGTCATAGGTGCCCATTGCGGACGGGCCGTCCTTCTGCTCGGCCAGCAGGGGAATGAGGGGCTGGGCCTTCGCCATGATCAGGCGGGCCAGCTTCAGCCCCGTCCTGGCGTCAAACTTCTGGATGATGTAGTCCTGATCCTTGATGGTCACCCGGTTGAATAGCTCGGTATTGGACACGGTTAAAATCTCCTTTCAGTCGAATATCAGAGTTGAGAGCGGCCGCTTCAAAGCTCCACTCTCAACTCTGCGCTCAGCGCTTAGCCGACGATCCGTGCGGCCATCAGGTTCCAGGTCACCTGCTGACCTGCGGCCTGGAAGGCGGCGTCCGCCCGCTTCTGGGGGCTGATGCCGGAGATGTTGATGGTCTCGCCAAAGGCGGGAAAGTTCAGCACCGCGGTGGTGGTGGCCCACTGCTCCGTAGGCGCGGAGACCTTGTAGGCCAGCCACTTCTTCAGCCAGCGATGGGCGGGGCTGGTCTGCTGCAGCGCGATGGCAATGGTGCCGTTTTCGGTCACCACCTTGGAGATCATGGTGGAGCCGTCCGCTGCCACGTCGTGCTGGGTCATGTCGTTGGCCCGGGCGATGGAGATGGAGCCGACACCCTCGCCGGTAATGGTCAGCTTGCCCACCTGGGGATCGGAGATGACCATGGAGACATCGGCAAAGCTATAGGTCGTAATCGCCATATTATTGTCCTCCCTTCATTACTGCACGTTGACCTTGATGGTCACGGAGTGGATCGCGCCAGCCAGGTTGACGCAGGCGTAGATCGGCGGGCAGATGCGCAGAGCACGGTTCGCTGCGCTCTGCTCGGTCACTGGCTCCGCCTGTACCAGGTAGCCGCCCTCCAGCATGTCGCCGGTCTCCAGGTCCAGCACGGACGCCTGCTCCCAGACGCCGGGAGCCAGGAAGCCGCGACGCAGGGCGCCCTCGCAGGCCTCGTTGCAGGCCACGACGAACTGAAGCGCGCCGGCGTTGGTGTAGGGCACCTTGGTGCGGGTCTTCGCCAGCACGTCCATGCAGGCGATCTGCATGTCGTTGGCCAGCTGATCCAGACCGATCACCTCGTCAAACCAAGTGCCGTTCGCGGTGACGCCGGTCTCCAGCACGATGTAGGAACCGCGGCTGACGTAGTAGTTGGCGTTCTTGGCCTTGAGGTTGGCCACGTCGGTCTCGGACAGGTCGTCGGGGGTGACGCCCGCCAGGGTCTTGTAGGCCATGGTGTAGGCGCTGCCGGCGGTGCCGTCGTTCGCGCCCATGGCGAAGCCCATCGCGGCCGCGCCCGCGTACTTCGTGGCGGAGTACAGCCCGAAGGTGCGCTTGAAGCTCTGGCCCTTCAGCACAGAGAACACGTCCGTGGTGGCGGTGGTCAGGTCAGCGGCAGTGCTGTCCTCAAAGAAATAGGACGCGATGACGGTCTCGACGTAGGCCGCGATCGCCTGGTGCTCGGCAGTGGTCAGCGCCGTGGCGGACGCGACATACACGCCGTACCACTGGCCATTCTTCTGCCTGCAGGCGGTGATGGCGTCCACCCAGCTCTCATTCGCGCCGTCGGCGGTGTTCTTCACGCCGATGACGACCTTCTGCGGGGCGGGATTCTGGGCAAAGTACTTGGTCGCGGCCAGGTACTCCGGGTCGGTGGTCAGGAAGCCATCGTCGATCATGGATTCCAGGCTGGAATAGACCTTGCAGCGATCAGCCACGGTGATGTGGTTGGAAACGCCGACGATCAAGCCGACATTGAAGCCCTCCCGGGGAGTGGCGGCGCCGGCAGTGGATACGACGACATTCACGATGTCGTCAATCTTGAGCTTGGACATAGTGGGTTACCTCCTTATCCGTTTTGGACATTGATGTTGGGCGCGGTGTCGATGAAGTCTTCCGGGTATTCCCTGGTCACGAGCTGGTAGAAGTCGGCTTCGAGGTCGCAGCGTTCCCACCACTCGCCGGTCTCGTCCTGTTCAGGAACGCGGACCGGGTCGCGCAGATGCGGCTGTATGGCCACGTTGTGGGCTTTCAGCATCGAATGCACGGCGTCGCGCACAATGCCGATTCTGATGGTGTCCGCGTCGTTATCCGAGTCGGGCCCATAGCATACCCACACGATACGGTGGCTGCGGTGGTAGCGCACGACTTCCTTTTGCGTGTCGGTTTCGGGGTCATAGACATGATCGATGTCATGCACCGAGCCGTAGGAATCGTAGCCAGGGGAAATCCGGAGGAACACGACGTTCTCGTCGCGCCCCCAATTGCTGTTGCCGGTTTCGCTGGTGGGCCAGCTTATCCGGACGCGCTTGTGTACGGCCTCATCCTCGCTGTCGGGGTCGAGGCCCAGGCAAAGGACGGTTGCCCGCCAGAACAGGTCTTCCAACTGTCTCTGCGTCATGGCCGTCACCTCTTCTGCGCATAGGCCACGCAGTAGCCGTAATCATCCCAGCGGTCCACCCGGATGATCTTGTAGGCCTCGTCGTGCCAGGTCACATCATCGGCGATTTCCTCGTCTTCGGTCAGGTGGAGCATGGTCTGGGTGTAGATGGCGACGATGCCCTTGCGCCGTTCGCCCTCCGGGAAGAACTGCAGCTCTTCCGAGGACGGCGGCTGTATGACGCCGATGGCCGTGAAGGTCGTGTCCTCGACCACTTCCATGCGGCCTGACTGCCATTTGCCCGTCCTGCGGCGCACGGTGAATTCCTGCGCGCCGAGATCAGGGTCAACCAGCAGCTCGGTCACATCGGGAGACAGAGCCATTCAAATCACCTCCCATCTCGTGCGCGGGAAGCGCGCGCGATTCCTATTTTTGCTCGATAACGTGAGTGATGGAAGATCGCAGGCTGCCGGTGTCGATCAGCGGCGTGGAGCTGCCCTTGCCCTTCACCTTGAAGGGCTTGTGCGCGATCCTGTTCCACATCCAGCCGCCCTCCACGGTAATGCCCGCGTTGGGGGCAAAGTGCCCGCAGGTGAAGTATTCCTTGACGGCGTTTTCACCGTATATTCCGGCCTTTTCCAGCTCGCCCATGGCCGCGCCGATGTCGCCGCTTATGGCAGCTTCGGTGGAAGCTTTCATGCGGCCCTCGATCTTATCCTTGGCCTCTTCGATGGCCGGTTCCAGGAACGGACGCGCCGGGATCCTCAGGCGCGGGCTGCCGTTGGTGTGGATGAACGCCAGCTCGACGTTGGTGACTTCGCCGTGGCTCCCGCCACTGGCCCCGGGGATGCCGACCAGGACGCGGTTGTTCTTCAGGAAGTCGATGGCGCCCTTGAGATCGCCCAGCCCCTCGCCGCTGATCTTGACGTACACTCCCATGGCGGTCACCTCCTACCGGACGAACATACCGCCCTTGCCGATCATGCGGGCGTAGGTGGCAAACTGGACGCCGTAGGTGGTCAGCTTCCAAGCCGCCCATCCTTCAAGGTCCTGCGTCGCCTGGCTGCCGTTATCGTAGCCAACGGACACCTGGCCGACACTCTTGTTGGTCTTGTTGCCCTGCAACCGCCCAGCGTTGATAAGCTGCTGCCGTGTCACTCCCTCCGGAGGCGCTTCGATGAACAGCGTCACGAAGTGGGCGATGTACAGCCGCATGCCCTCCTTCCAGAGCGACAGCCAGCGGGCCTCCTTCACCACGGCGTTGGCCATGTCGATGAAGTGCTGGAGCTGCACGTCGGAAATGATGTCCACGGTGAACGCGGGCATCAGGGTGCGGAAGTCTTCGCAGGTGAACGGGGGATTATCGCCATCAACGATATTCGAGGCGACGGCGAAAGCCTGCTGCGGAGTGATGCCGATCACTGGTCATCAGCACCTTTGCTCTTCTTGGCGTTCGCCTTCTTCTCGATGGCGTCGCCCTGCCTGGCGGTCTCAAAGGGCTCCAGAGCGCCGGCAGCCACGGCCATCTTGAAGGTCGGGTCGCTGGTGAACTTCTCCGGAATCTCGTTGAAGTCGTTGGCCTTGGTGGTCATCTGGGAGCCATCCATGGCCACCAGCAGGAACGTCTGATTCTTGCAGTATGCGCGCATACGGTTTACCTCCAATCAAAATCAGGCCAGCCTGTCACGAGGCAGGCTGGCACCTCAAGAGTTGAGCATCAGATGCCGTCCATGTAGATGGCGTGCTGACGATACGGCCACTGCAGCTCGGAGAACTGGGTGACGTAGGGGGTCAGGTAGGCCAGGTGCTCGGCGCTGGCCTGGGTCAGCATGCGCTGCAGCGGCACGGTGATGTCGAAGCGGACGCGGTCCTCGTTGTTGCAGTAGGCAACCAGGCGATCAGCACCGCCGGTGCCCGCGCCAACGCACCACACGCTGGGCGCGATGAACAGGTCGTTGCCCTGGTTCTTGCCCAGGTTGTTCTCCAGCAGGAACTGCAGGATGGACTTGTCGCCGGTCACGCCGACCTTGGTGGACACCAGCAGCGTGTACTGGGGCGGGGGAACCAGAAGGTGGTTCGCCATGCCGGACAGGTCGTACTCGGAAGCCTGCCAGGTGGCCAGCAGCACGCGGTTGACGTCGGCCAGAATCTCATCCGGGGTCTTGCCCGCCCACTGGGTGTCGGAGCCACCAGAGGTGTGAGGCGCGGCGGTGACGGTGGAGATCAGCGGATCGTTGACCAGACCGTAGCTGCCGGCCTTGGCGATGCCGGTGTAAACGTTCTTGTCCAGCATCTTGTCATGGACCAGATGCAGGCCGCGGTTCAGGATGTCATCCAGGCTGCGGCCGATCTTCTGCAGCTTCTGCTGGTCGATCAGCGGCACGGAGACGATGTGGCCCCACTGGAACACGCGGTAGTTGTCCTTGCCGATGTCCGCCTGGATCATGGGCAGGTCGTTGGACTCGTTGCCGATCAGGCCGTCGTTGGAGCCCTCGCCGGAGGCGTAGGAGACGTCCATCACGGAAACGCTGTCAACCCAGCCGCCGCCGGTCTTCACGGGCATGTCGCGCGGCCAGGTGATGGAAGTGAGGGGCTCATGCAGCTTCTCGTCGCGCTTTTCCAGCTCACCAACGAGGAAAGCCAGGCCGCCGCTGACGGAAGAAGCGTCCATCATGAAGTTGCCCGGCAGGCCGTCATTGACGGGGACTTTCAGCACCGGGTACTGAGCATTCTTCTTGGCCATTGTCGTGTACCTCCCTTAAATGGACCGCGCGAGGATGGTGATCTCGGCGACCTTGTTGCTGTCGAAGTTGCCGGTGGCGAACTTGGTGTTCGGCACCGCCAGATTGTTGGTGGAGACGCTGGTCAGCTCACCGTCGGTGGGATCAGCGTACACCTGGCCACGGGCGGCGATGCCGGTGATGGCCTTAAGCTCCACGGCGATGCTGCCGCGGACCAGGACGTCCACGGTATCGCCGGTCTTGTAGTACCAACCGTCGGCGCTGTCCGCATAGGGCTGGCCCATGCGCCGCACCGCGATGCCGATGATGGCCGTCGCGTCGCTGTCGGTGGACTTCAGGGCACGAACGCCTTTGTTGGTGGCGTCGTACACCACGGGCGCGCCGAACGGGATGTTGGCGGTGCCGACGTTGGTGTAGGACTGGATCAGGGTGTCAGGCTGCCGGGACACAGCGCCACGGAAGCCGAAGGGAAGAGTTTTGCCATAAGCCTTGCCAGCCATAGTTCTGTACCTCCTTCTGGATTAGGCCTTCTTGTAATGGGGATTACGAGAGGCCATGATGTTCTTGCCGATCTGGCCCTGATCGACGCGGGCCTTGGAATCCTTCGCCTTGGCCTTCTGCCGCATCGTCTGGTTGATGGCGGCATAGCCGTTGGTGCGGGCCCTGGCGTCGCGGCCGATGGCCTTGCGGATCTGCTTCGCGGCGGCGTCAGCAGCGGCCTTGCGCTGCGCGGCGGGCAGCTTCGCGATGATGGGCTTGATCGCCCGAATGGCGGCCAGCGCCACAGCGCGGTCAGCGCCGGGGATGGGGTTCTCGGGCAGGGAGCTGGCGGGAGCCTCAGGGCCGTCCTCGTCGGCGGTCACTTCGTCCTCGTCAGTAGTTTCCTCGGGCAGCTCATCGGCGGGGACGGTGTGGGATTCCTCCTGGTCCTCCAGAGTGCCGGGATCCTCGTCGCCCTTGACTTCCTCCTCCAGCGCGTCCAGCGCGTCCTCATCGGCGGCAGGCGCGGGAGCGGGGTCTTCGTCGTGGGCGGTGGTCAGCGCATTGACCTTCTCGGTCAGCGCAGCCACGGCAGCCACAAGCTGCTGCAGCACTTCCTCGCCGCCATCCTTGGATTCGCCCGCGCCGCAATCGGAGGCAGCGGGGGCAGGAGCGGCTTCGGGCTCGGTGTCGGAAGAAGCGGCGATTTCCTCGATCGCGTCGGCAACTTCCTGGGGGTCGGCGTCCTTTGCCCAGCCAGCGAACATGCGGCTGAACAGGGAATTGGTCTTCTTAGCCATGGTCTTATTGCCCCTTTCTGTAGGTGTGTTGGATTCCTCATGGGTGCCGCGTTGGTCAATCTTCGATTGCCAACGTCGGCAGTCTGGGCTTTGCCCAGACCGGCAGACCCCTCTGGGGCTGCCGCCTCCGGAATCCTTTATAGCAACGCGGGGACCTGCGCGGCCGGCCGATACAACCGCAACATGGTTCCCGCGTATGCCGCATTGATACAAGCGGCCCTGCTCGTCCATACGATACTCACAGTCATAGCCGCAGGAGACTTCACGCAGCCGCCCGCTCCTGATCGCGTCGATCAGCGGCGGCGACGTGATGTAGAGATCGGCGATCAGCAGGTCGCTTTCATCGCCGGTGCCCCGGTGCACGTTCTGAACGTGCCCCCGATCATAGGCAGAAATGTTGTCGGGCTTCACCTCGACGGGCGGGTGATCCTCGGTGGCGGGCTTGCCCTCGAACGAGGCAATGGTCGCCGGGGAGAAAACCTCTTCCTCGGTGCGGATGACATCGACCAGGCCGGTCGGGTCATCTGCGAAACCTAGCTCCGAGCGCAGATAGGTCTGTGTGCCCGTCCGTGCAATCGGCACGTTCAGACAGATCAGGAAGCCCTCCGGCGTTTCCGTCTGATTCGGCGATAGCCTGGAGCCATAGTACGCCCTCATTGGTGCATCACCTCGTAATCCTGATCTCCTTGAGCCCTTCGCCCAGGAACAGGACGCGGTTGCCGGCGACGATGCTCACCGTCTCGGACGGACGCACGTCGAAGGCCTCCACAGCGTCCGCAACAACCTTCTCGTTGGAGATGGGCGCTTCGGGCGTTGCAACGGCCTTTCCAGCCGTTTCAACGTCAGGGGTAATAGTGGCGCTGGTCTTACTCTTCATCGTCTGGAATCCTCCTTTACGCTGCTATTCCGAACCGCTCCTTGAACTTGGCCAGGGAGCTGATCGTTTCAATATGCCCGGAGACATGAACCTTCGCCGGGAAATTGATATCCTCAAGGGCGATGATCGGAAGCGCAATGCACCGGCAGTTGAATATGCCGCCGGGATGGTATCGGCCATAGCTCCGTTCACCGGCCATTGATTCGGGGTCTGGCGGGTCGCTCCATCGGCAGATCACGCCGTCCATCGCCGCATGCTGGGCGCGGACGCGGGAATCGTGAGCAGAGCGCCAGATGTAGAAGTCCAGGTGCAGTTGTTCTGCCCTGGACTGAACGAGCGCGGTGGAGGCCTTGGCCGATTCGGTGCGGGCGATTCGCCGCGCCTCGAACTCGCGCAGGTGCTTGGCCTCCTTCATGATCTCCTTGGTGATCTCGTCCGGCCTGACGCCCTCGAACTCGCGCTGTCTCGCCAGCTTGGAGAAGCGCAGCGCCATGTCGTGGGGGCAGGTGACGATCAGCTTGGAGTTCTCGGCGACGATGGCGCTGATGGACTGGCCCAGCGCCGTGCCCGTGGTCTCCTTCATGAGCGCCTGGTAGATCAGGCGGCCTTGGCTGGACGCCGCGGCTGCTGCCCTCCAGGAGCGCTTCATGCCCACGGCCAGCATCGTCACCGTCTGTCTGGCCGCTTCCTCGGCCATGTGCTGGAAGGTAGGCGAGGAGGCGATCTGCGTCAGCACGCGGATAATCGCGTCCGGCGTGGGGTCGGTCAGCTTGGCCACCTCGTCCTCGGCCTTCTTCAACAGCTTGCTGATCAGCCGTTGGTATTTCCGCTCGGCCTTCCTGCGCTCGGCGATGAAGTAGGTGCGCGGGGCATTCTTCGCTGCGCCGGTCTTCACTGCGATCTCCCGGGCGAGGGCTACATACTCCGGAGAATTCGGAGGGGGCAGGACATCAGGCAGCTTCGGGTATGCCATCGTATCACCTCTCTTCGGGCACGAAAAAGCAGCCCGCCGCAGCGAACTGCAATTTTGTGTGGGATTACTGTATCGGCTGGCCTGCTTTCCATGCATCCCTCGCCTGATTCAGGGACATGAAGTTCAGCAAGTTATCCTCGTCTGGGTGTTCGGCTTGATAGCTGTCGTCCATCCATCCGCATTGCTTGCAGGCACGATAACTCTCAGGATACGGATATGCAAGTGCACCGCAAACAGGGCAGGTGCAGGTAAGCAGTTCTCCGTCCTCGTTAAAGACCTTATCGTTAACCATCTGGCATCACCTCACCTATAGATAATACCAAATCAAAAGTGCGCAGTCAACGTTTTTTCCCAGCTTTTTCTGCTTTCTGCGCTGCCTCTTTCTGGGCCTTGAAGTATGCGTATCCGGCTTCAGGGTTGCTCTTGGGCTTATACAGCGAGAACAATCCGTTCTGAGGATGGCCGACAGCCAGCTCATTTGTCGATTTGCGGTAACGTACTATGTTACCGGCACTGTTGACAAAGCCATCAATGTCCCCGCCGACCTTCTGCTCACACAGATCAATTCCTCTCTGCTCGTACTGCTTTGGGGAAAGTTCCGGGTATTGGGCTTTGCGATGCTTTTCGTGTTCCTTTGCCCTGCTAGGCGTGAAGCCTCTGGCAAGCTTATTGGCACCGGTAGCAGACGGGGCAGATGTGACTTTTCCACCTTTGCCGCCTCGGCGATTCTCGGATTCTTTCCTCAGCTTTGAGGGCCCGCCCGTGATCTTTCCGCCCTCTCCGACAGGAACATGAGTGCCATTGACGGTGATCCACTTCTGCTTGGCGTCTTCGGTTGAGGAGTCGAATCGCAGGCACACTCTCGCCATGCTTCGCTCGTCAGACCGCCTATCCAGCGCCGACTGCCGCATCTTCCAGCGGCTTGTCCGCGCTATCCGCAGGAACAGCCTGTCCAGCCTGTTCATCGGCTTCACCTCCCTGATCGGGCGCGGGAGGCAACAGCCCGCCCATGCCCAACTCGTCCATACCGGCATCGGTGCCGTCGTCGGCCTTGTCGATGTCCTCGTCCGTGATGTTCGACCACATGCCGTAGGTCGCGCCGCTCTGCCGCAGCTCCTTGAGCGCCGTCTTCTGGGAGATCAGGCCGCTCTGGAATACGCTGACGATGGCTGCGCTGCCCTGCTGGATGAGGTTGGCGCGTTCCTCCTCGGAGGTATCACGCACGGGATTGAAGTCGAAGTCCAGATCATCGGGCACCATGCCCCACACGCTGATGCACAGGATCGGCAGCAGCTTTTCCAGCACGGGGCGCAGGACGCTTTCCTGGCTCTGCTTGATCTTGTCGTAGTAGTTGGTCAGGTCGCTCTCGCCCGTGGAGTTGAGCCCGGCGGGAGAACGGCCGAACAGCCGCGTGACGGGAATCTCCGCAGCACCGGCGATGTCCAGCATGAACGATTCGTAGATGTCGTTGAGACCGGCAAACGTGTACTGGTGGGTTTCCAGCGAATCCTCCTTGTCCATCACGTTCATGCCCATGTTGGACAGCAGGAAGTTCTGCATCGTCATCACCTGATACAGCCGCTTCTGGATTTCCGGCTGTGTGGCCGCCAGCATCTGGCCGAGGTCAGCCATCTTGTACGTGCGGATGTTGGCCTGGAAGATGAGCTGCGCGATGTTCTCGCTGGTGGTGTTGCGCTTGTTCAGCTCCGTATAGACGTGCTCCAACTCGCTCATGCCCCAGTAGTTCTCCGCGGTGCGCTCAATATAAGGCAGATCGCGCCCCATGAACCGGATCACCCGACTGTGGTGGACGCGGACGCCGAAGGCCATATCCGTCTCCGACATGGAGAAGGTGTAGTATTCAGGCGTCCCGAAGTCAGGGTCGCCCAGGTCCTGCACCAGACCGCTGTCAGGATAGACGCCGCTCCATCGGTCGGCAATGATCAGGCCCTTGTACTGATCTGGCAGGATCGTGTCCAGGTCAAGGGGCTGGTCCAGCATGTCCTCTTGGCCTTCGATCACGATGATGCCGGCAGCGCCGCCAAACAGCCTGCCCCAGCGTAGCCCTTCCAGCAGATGCTTCTTCAAGTGGCTCTTGCGGACGAGTGTGTCAAACTGGCTGATCTGCTCCGGCGAGAGCTGGCTTTGCAGGTCGAACCAGTTTTTCAGCATGTCCTCGGGGATCGTGTCGATCACGCGCCGGGCAATCCAGTCATTGCGGTACAGGCTGTTCAGCAGCGGATAGTTCTGCGTCAACCTGGTCAGCGGATACTCCGCGGCCTCCAGCAGATTGGTCTGGCCAACGCCCAGGCGGGCGAAGGGATTGGTGAAGCTATCCAGGGTGATGCCGCCGCTGGGCTTGACCTCGGTGGGGTTCCTCGCCACGGGCTGCACCCGCTGGCCCTTTGCGCGTCGTGCGCTTCTCCTGCTCATTGTCGATTACTCCCTTCATGCGGATATCCGCCATCTGCTGGCGGTGGTCTTGATCACGTAGCGCAGCGCGTCGCAGGCGTGGTCGTCTACCTTCACGGGCTGCTCCTCGCCGCGCATCCTCGCCTTTTCGTCCCACACATAGCCGCTGATCTCGCGAATGAGATTCGGGCAGGCATCGGCACGGACGCGGATAAGTCGCTTGTTCATCAGGGTGGACACGACGCGCAGGCCATCCCGCACGGCGTTGTCCGCCTCCTTGATCATGTAGCCGCGGTTGCGCAGCACCGTAATGAACGAGGCCGCCGAGGGGTCCACCACGATGATCGCGTCCCGGTTTCCGTCCAGGAAAGCGTCCAGGTCGTCGGCGTACTGCTCGTCGGTCTTCTGCTTGCGCTCCTTCCGGCCATCGTAGTAATACTCGCGGTCGATCCAGTAGGTCGTGCCGTCGTCCCAGGTGTCCAGGAAGGCCGTGGCGTTGCTGGTGCCGTAGTCGATGCCGACGTAGTGCGTACACACCGACTTCCAGCCATCGGCCGGCGGCTCGGTGTAGGTGTTCTCGATGGCGGACCACATATCGTAGATCACGCCCTCCGGCGCTGTCCGAAGCCCGAGGATGTCCACCACGAACCAGAAGGACTTCCGGTCATAGGACAGCAGCAGATCGCGGAGCTGCTGATCGCTCATGGACAGGTTGTCCAGCACCGTGAAGTGCCCGTAGTTGTAGCCGGTGATCAAGCCCTCGGCGAAGCTCTTGTCGTAGAAGTTCAGCAGGTCCACGTAGAACCAGTGCTGCGGCCCCTTGGGGTTGAGGTCCATGAATATCTTGCGGTCCTTGCTGGACAATGTTCGGGCGAAGCACTCCTTGACGAAGGCCTCGCAGCATTCATTGGCCTCGGTGATGTACACGCTGCCGTAGGTCTGGCCCTTGATCTTGGCCTCGCTGCCATTGTCCGCGCCGCCCGCGATCAGAACGATCTTCTCTCCGGTGCGGGTCTTGATGAAAAGCGCGTCGCGGTCCTTGTACTGGCCCTCGCGACAGCGCCCCTTGAATATGTGCGTCAGCCCCAGGCCGTCGCTGTCCAGGATGTTCAGCTTCACGGCGGAGATCGAGACGCCAGCCGCCAGGTGCAGCTTGTTGGGGTGATTCTCCAACGTCGCCGCCCAGGCGATAATATTCATCACGTTCTTGCCGGCGCGTTTCCCGCCCTCGGCCACGTTCAGCCAGCAGGTCAGGGAGCGCCTGATATATTGGCTCTGCTTTTCGCACAGAGGCGCGTAGCCGATCATGCACCATCACCATCCTTTGGTTCGGCCTCCGGCGCAGGCGCTTCCACCTGCTCCATCGTCCTGTCCGGCAGGGGATGGTTGATAAGCTCCGCAATCGACAGGATGTTCTCGTTGAAGGTGTCGGTGTCGTCAGCCCCGCCGCCCTGCTGCTTCTGAAGCTCGAAGCGCTCCCGCGAAATCTGCGAGGCCGCGTCGATGCCGTACAGCCTGGCCAACGAAGTCATGGAGCGGACGACGGCTTCCAGGTCATTGGTGAAGGTCTTGTGCAGGGGGAACTCGCGCTCCTCGCCATTGACCTTGATTTTTTTGACCTCCACAGTCTCGCGCACGTTCTTGGTGCCTACACCGTCAGGAAAGGATTGGAGCGTACCCAGCAGCTTGCCGTAGATGGCCAACGCCGCCTCGCTCTGCATCTGGAGCATCCTGGCCACGGTGTCGGCCTGGATATCGGCGGTTTTTTGGACCATCTTTTGTGCAGCTTTGGTGCAAGCCTCTTTCCGAAGCTCCAACCACTTTTCTTTTCGGGCATGTTCCTTGATCGTGCGGATAGGAACGCTGTACTTGTCGGCCAGCTTTTGCTGGGAGATGCCGCCGCGCACATACTCCGCCTTTATCTTCTTCCAATTGGGCCCGTCGCGTTTCTGTGCCACATCACCACCCCGTTTATTGATGCTCCGAGGGGTTGCAACGGCCCCTCCATCGTTTTCCATGGTTCAAACCGATTCCCCATAGGGTTGAAATGAATAGGCTGGAAACCGCCTTTCCAGCGATCCCCAGCCGCATCGTTAGACCTTGATCTGCATTTGCGCCCGTGAGTGCTGGTTGTGATCGCCGATCATCATGTCCAGGAATTCCTCACGGGAGAAGTTGGACAGCCGGAAGATTTCCTCCGGACCCATGCCTATCTGCTTGCTGATCTCCGGCACGCTCTTGCCCTCGTCGATCAACCGCTGGACGATGGCCTTCATCGGCTCCAACAGGTGAACGCCGCGGGCGCGGTTGTGCGTGATCGTTCCGTAGATGTCCGCATTGACGTCCGAGCCATGGTCCACGACCACCACCGGCACCTTGCCGCCGAGCCGTGTCTTCAAGGGTTCCCGCCCGGCCACCGTCCACCGATGGAAACCGTCGATGATGGTGTAATCCGGCCTGACGACGATGGGCAGCGTCCAGCCGTTGGTCAGAATGGACTGGATCAGGAGCTGCAGGTTGTCCTCGGACACCTTGTTCGGGTTGTAGTCGTTGGCGTGAAGCTGGTCGCGGTCCACCCATTGCAGGGAGGACAGCGGCGCGAACAGATCCATGTCAGCCATGCGCTTCACCTCCCTTCTCCAGGGAAGTGCGGGCGTCGCTGACGTAATCGCCGAAGACCGCCGTGTACAAGGCGCGCAGCGTCCGCAGTTTCGGATCTCCGGCGATCAGCGCGTCGTGCATCCGGCGGTAATGCCATGGCTGCATGAACGTGCCGTTGCTGATGAGGAACTTGCGGTAGTGCGTCGCCGTGAACTGTGTGCTGGGATTGGTGAAGTAGCGGGAGGGATGCCGAATCAGCATTTCCTCGCAGAGGGCCTTGTAATCCTTGGTAGGTTCGCCTTCCAGCTCCCGCCGCTTGCGGGTGCTCCGCTTGAACATTTCACTGTCCCAGTACAGAAGGGTCAGGTATGCGTTCGGCTCCCGCTTTTCGATCTGGGCCCACAACTTCGCGTCCGTCTGGGCGATATGCCGAAGGCCGGCAATGCTCTCGGCCGCGAAGAAGTTACAGAGCCGTAGATTGAACTTGGGGACGCCGACGCGGTAAAGGTCGATGTACGATTCCGGAAAGTCCAGGTTGTACTCCTTGATGTACATCCACACGTCGAAGGTCTTCCAGTCGTAGATCGGGTATATCTTGTTGCCCCCGGCCAGGTTACCCCGCGTCAGCTTCGTGGAGGCGAGGACCTGCCGTCGCTGCACCGATTCGTCAGCCCGCAGGCCGATGATCTGAATGCCGTCGGCGGTGATGGTCTCGCAGAACATCTGGTAGTTCATTTCGCCGGGGTAGTGAAGGTATGGGCTGCGGGTAATCGCCCAGGGCGGCGGCTGCCGCACCCAGGCGTCCTCCTTGCCGGGCTCGAAGGTGATCCATTCCTCGTTATTCTGCAGGTGGTGGAGAATTGACACCTGTCGGACCGGCAAACAGTACCATCTGAACTCCGCGCCGACGGATATAAACCGCTTTCGCCAGCGCAGCGCCATCTGATACATGGATTCGTAGATGGCCTCCTCGTCGATGAACAGCACCGTCAGCAGTTTGGGGTCGATCTCCCCGCGCCGTATCAGGTCATACACGACGTGAGACATGCACAGGCTGTCCTTGCCCGCGGAGAAGGCCATGTACACCCGGCAGCCGTTGGAGAACACGTTCTTCACGCGCATGCGGGCCGCCTCCACGACGCTCATGCTGCCCTCAATGGTTTTCAGCGGCATCTCTACCACCTCACAACCATATCTTCTCGCCGCACTTCGGGCAGATCAGGAATCTGCGCTGCAGGGGCGTGGGCGCGCTTATGCTCTCCATGGTCGTTTCCGCGACCGCCGTTTCCACGCCATGGGAAACTTGACCGACGCTATGAATCGGCTCGGAGGGCCGTTGCAACGGGTTTCCGGGGCCATTTGGCACATATTGCTCGGCAGAGGCCGCGAAAGCCTCTTCCTGGCGGCTGTATTTCTCGGATGCCTGGGCAAACTGTTCCAGGTGCTCGTCCGCGACGATTCCATAACCGCTGAACATATCGTCGGCGGTCTCAGCATCGGTGTTGAGCAGCCGGAGCAGTTCTTCATCGTAGCCAGGGACGTCGATGTCCTTGCCCAGCTCCGCAATGATGGCGTCGAAGGCCTCCGCGTCATCAATACCGAGGCGCTGGATCTGATTGTCGGCCAGCATCAGCTTTTTCTTCTCGGCTTCAGACAGGGCGGTGACGATGTGGCAGTCGGCGGCCTGATACCCCATGCGCTCCATGGCGGTGAGGATGCCGTTGCCGACCAGCACCGTGTAGTTTTCGTCCACAACCAGGGCGCGGGTCTGCTGGAACTTATCCAGGGAGCGCATCATTTCCTTGATCTGCTTCTCCGGATGAATCCGCACGTTCCGCTCCGGGCGCTTGAGTTCGGACAGGGGAATGGAGACGATGTTCATGTCGCCGTCACCTCCCGCTGTGACGGCTGCCCCGCCTGCGGCGTCGCAGCTACGCCCGGCAATCCGCTGGATTGCTTCGGGCTAGTCGCGCTGATGCGCTCCCTGAGGAAGTCGGCGGCGCTGGGAATCTTCTCGGCGGCCTTGACGATGATCGAGGGGTCGATGTCGTAGACCTCGGAATAGCCCTGCCGGAGGGTCGCGCAGTGATCGCGCTCCGGCCATGCGTGGGTGCCCTGCACGAATCCGTCCTTCCAGCCATAGATCGGCGGGAGGGGCAGCTCGTTGTAGTGGATGTAGCCCAACAGCAGCTCATGGGGCCAGTCGTAGATCGGCGTGTAGCGCTTCTCGCCGGTCTTCTTCTCGATCAGGCCGTCCTTGCCGCACACGTTCCCGTCGATCACCCGATGGCCGACGATCAGAACGTCCAGGTGATTGACGAAGTACATTTCGGTGAAGGGCCCGCGCTGGTTGATGAGGTGCCAACGCTGGCCGAGCTGTCCCGTGGCAAAGATCAATTCCTGGTGCTGGGCCAGCCAGTCCAGGTTGTAGCCGGTGTGAAGCGGCTCGACGCCCTGGGGCTTGTGCTTCATGCACCAGCGCACGAATTCGGGATAGTCCAGGTCTGAGTATGCGAAAAAGCCCCGGGAGAGCCCTGCCCGCTGGCAGAGATCACCCAGGACGATGCTGTCTTTACCGCCCGACCAGGCATAGGCAGCGGTCTTGCCTACGATGGCTTCGCGGATGCGCTCGACAGCCCACTCGGCATAGGATTCGACTTCCTGCCGGGTGACGTAATCTTCGATATGCGCCATGGCCTCCAGCCAGGTCGCGTTGTCGGAGCTCTGCTTCCTGCCGAGGACACGCTTCATGCCGACACCGCCTTCCGGCGTTCGACTACCCACCAGATCAGTGCCGCCGCGAACATGGCCAGCACCATCCAGATACGCACGTTCTGCATCAGTGTCCAAACGCCCATGACGCCCATAGGCACCAGGAGCTGCCAGGAGGCCACCGCAACGACGTCAACCGCGACGCCGATCCTCTTGCCGAAGTTGACCATGGAACCGTACAGGAAGGAAGACAGGGAGGAAATGGCCACCAGGGAAACCAGAATTCCCTTGACCAGATCGACGGTGGGCGAGTAGGTGGTGAACGCGCCGGCCAGCACGAACAGCAGGTAGAAGCCGAACAACAGCCCACCCATGACAAATGGCCTGGTCATTTCGATCTTGCCGGTGCCGTCCTCGTTTTTGTCATTGTAGTCCAGCAGTTCCCAAAAGGTGGGATAGAAGAACGCGCCGAAGGCCAGGGTGACGCACAGCCAGCCCTTCGCCTTGATCTGTACCGGGTCGATGACCGTGGAAATACCATGGACGCCGTTGGTCACCATGGAATAGATGACCAGGCCGCCGATCATCAGGTAGACGATCAGCCATGAGAAGTTATCCGTGGCCACGTTGCGGAAGGTCGCCCGCTTGAGGTAGAACACAATGAAAAACGCCGACAGGGCGTACACGATGATATAGGCCGCTGTGCTGCCGATGGCCGTCGGCGCCAGCATCTCGTAGATGCCGTTCATGTTCACCCAGATTTGGAAGATGCACATGAGACCCATGAGGATCTGCACAGGCCTGCTCTTGGCCACTTCGCGCAGCTTCGGGAATCGCTGGGCCAGCAGCCCGAAGACGATGCAGGTCAGCGTATTTCCCAGCGCCCACAGCAGCCATGGGAATATACCGAAGTTGGACGCGATCTGAGTCCCGACGATGAAAGAACCGGCGCCAGCCCATGTGGCGGCGATGGACATAGCGTAATATGTGGACGGGTTCGCCTTGAACCTCGCCTTGATACGTGAGAACATGAAAAAAACCTCCTTGTTGATCGGTCATGCGAACTTGGCGGGTTCGCTTTGATCCTCGGCGTCAAGGAGTGGGGCGCCGAGCCGATTTTCCTCCTTCCTCACGTATTGCTATGATTAGGGTTCGGGCAAAAGCAAAGCGCCCCACCGCCCGGAGGTGAAGCGCAAAGAAAACGCGCGCCGTATCTCAGGCGCGCGAATTCACGATAAGATTTTACCACAGGAAAAAGTCACCGTCAAGGCGGCCAAATGACCGCAAAACGGAAATGAAAACCGGGTTTTGTCAACCGCTCCCTACGCTGGGGAGAGAATCAACAGCAGCTTTTCGACCACCTCCGCCGTCCGTTCCTGCTCGTTCGCCTTAAAGTGGTCGTAGGCCTCCTCCAGGGAGCAGCGGTGATAGTTCCTGTAGCTGGTCAGCTTGGCCGCGCTGACGTGCACGGCCTTGGAGACGGCCTTCTTGTCCATCAGCTCACCATGGACGAGCTGCTTCCTGGGGCGTGGCTTCTTCTCCGTCATGCTTCTGCCCTCCCTGGCTCGTCCGTCTCGACCATGCGCTCGATCATGCGGGCTTCCTTCCTGCGGTAGATTTCCGAGACCTTGCCCACGCCGCGATCATTCAGCACCGCCGATTTCAGCACGTTCAGCATGACCTCCACGTCGGCGATCTCCTCCAACAGGTGGTTCTGGGCGTCTGCCTGAGTGACCGGCGTCTCGTTGTTCATCACCCGAACCAGCTTCAATGCCGCCTGGCACAGCTCCGCGGATTCCTCCGCAAGCTGCCGCAGCACATATTCCTGGCCATACTGCTCCACGATCTTCTGTGCCCAGGTCATCGTACACCCTCCTTCTTCACGCTGATCACGACGCAGCCGCCGATCTTCTTGGCCATGCTCCGGGCAAGGCCCTCGTCCTCGAAGGGCTTGGCATCCTGCATGCGGCATCCCCACAGGCAGGTGTACACCGACTGCCGTGTACCATCGGCCGCAACTTCCGTCAGGCCGCTGTCCTTGTAGTTCATCAGCCATGGGGCGTCCTTGCCGTCCTTCGTCCTGGCGTCCCGTTTGATGTAATAGAGCTTGTCGTCCATGTATGTCACCTCAAATCACCGTGTAGTAGGGGCAGTCTCCGTCCTCGCGGAGCTCCACGTCGTTAGGTATGGCGTCCAGGGTTTTACGGAATGGGCAACGGTTCCGGCCGTCCCGGTCCAGGCTGCACATCATGCAGTGATCGTGGCAGCCCTCCAACAGGCCGTTGATGACCTCGTTCGGAAGCCACAGCCCGTAGTCCTTGTCGTTGCGCTGCTGGCCGCCGGGTCGCTTCACACCGATTGCGTAGGTGGCCATTTTCAGCGCGTTGATGTAGGTCTTGTACTGCTCCGGAGGAATCGTCAGCACATATTCGCCCATGAGCTTGCCGATCTTCGCTTTCATCATGGCCAGGTCGCGCTTGGCACCGGGGATGAGGGCTGACCTCGCCGCGAGGCCAGCCGGTTCATTCGTCAGTATCTCCAGCGCTACGTTCAGCCTGACGAGGCTTTCCCGTTCACTCGCCGTCAACCGCTTGGTTTCCATGGTCTTCCTCCATCTGCCAATCGACAGGATAGCACTTCTGCAGTTCCTTCTGGAATGCCTCGATGTTGCGCCCGGGTTGGCTGCATCTGCCGAACAGGGCCATGTCTTCGCCCATGACATTCTGCTCAAATACGCAGAATGCCGCATTCGATTCCGCCCAACGATAGCAAATGGATTTGAACTCCTCAACCACCGTCGCCCTGTCCGCAGGATGCAGGCCGTAGCTATTTAGTACCGTCTCGATCCTCTCAAGGCCCAGTTCCATGCGATCTGCGATATTCATCCGCATCCTCCTTTCACGCGTTTACGCCGATCAGAGAACGCCCCCTTCGGCGAAGCTCCTCTTCGAAGACATAGTAAAAGTCGTCGGTAATCTGGTCTCCATTCCTGAGCATCTTCATGCAGTTCATAATGTGACCAGTCGTCATTTCATTGACTTTCATCGTCCGACCATCTTTCGTGGTCCATTCGTCATTGTGCACACCATGGGGGAAGTCCCGTTCGAATGCACATTCGGCCTCGTAATCATCCCACAGCGACATTGTTTACCATCACTCCTCCCTCTGGGCGATGAGCTTGATCTGCTCCAGGATGCTCCGGATGTTCATGTCCTTCCAGCCCTCGTCCATGCGCTTCAGGTTGGCGTTGACCACGTCCTGGATATCGCTCAGCTTCGACCGGGTGGCGATGCGCTGCCGCCTGCTGCGCAGGTATGATGCCAACGCCTCACCGAGGATGTCGTGCTTCCGCATGGTCTTCTCGCCGGAATTACTGGTCGAGTAGCCGTAGCGCTCCTGGGCCAGCTCATACGCCCGCTGGTGCCGGTCTATCTCTTCTTGGATAACGCGGGTATCGTAATCATCCCTGCTTTCATACTTCCTTGCCATTCTTGGTCACCTCCTGGTACTTCCGCAGCGCATCCCGCGCCGCCTCTACGATGTCGTTCTGGCCCTTCATACAGCCGTACACCCATGCCATGCCGGGATGGGGATTGAACGGGCAATCCTGGCATGGGTGCTGATGGGTCGTGAAACAGCCCAAGCCATCAATGATCTGTTGTACCTCCGACATCCTTGCCGACCTCCTCCGGATGCTCCTCGCAGTAGATCAGGAAGCCCAATTCGTCCAGCAGGACGTTCAGTAGGCCGCGGGGCATGGCGATCAGCTCGTTGGCCTTCTTGCGGTCATTGACCAGACGGCCGATGCGGGGCTCCACCATGAGGACGTTCCTGACCTCGAATAACTCGTCGCTGGTAATGTGCTTGTGACGGTCCGGCCCCTTGGCCAGCATGCCGCGCTTTTGGGATCCGTCCTCGTTGATGTACTTGGCTTGCAACCGCCGGAGGGCTTTGGTTCCGTATTCCTTCATCGGTGTGCCTCCTTCAGATCGTTGTCCAGGACTTCCTGCATGATCTCACACTGGGCGCCGACAATGGTCGCCGTGCTGGAATTGCAATCCTTCAGGATCGCGGACGCCATGTCCAGGATGGCAATGGTGGAGGCAATGTGCTCACGCTGTTCCTGGGTCATGTGCTCACCTCCCAAGGGAACGCCTGCCGGAAGTCGTCGCCCATCAGATCGCGAATGCTATTTTTCATGAAAATTGGCCTGCCGGAGTATTCGCACTCCATGAGGATTTCGGCTATCCATCCACGTTGCGGATATACCATACCCTTGCGATTGCCGGTCTCCGCGCCGATGATTACCCAGTCTGCCGGAGTATGGGTGGAGAAGCACGGCTGCATTGGTTCGAGGATAGGTTCGATGCTGACGAATAGGTTGATGCACGGGCATTCATCGGCATGGTGGAATCGCCATAGCTGATTCTGCCTTGTCGCGGTATACCCATACCAGTGCTGCCTGGGCAACTTGTCTTTCTTGGCTAACTCGATGTAACGGTCAGGGTTCTTAGTCAAGAACAGATAGCGGTGCTGCGGTGCGTTTTCACAGGCGGCGAACACAGCCTCGATCCAGCTATCCGGCACCCAACGCCCGAACAGATCGGCCATTGAGCAGACAAAGATGTTCCGCGGCCTGGTCCACTTCTGCGGCTCGTCCAGCTTGTAGCGGTGCAGCGTCGGAGCGAAGGCAAAGGGGTATGGGCAAATCCTGCCGCTGTCCAACAGCCGGACGGGATAGCGCAATACATGACAACCGTTCTGCCGCAGATCAGCGCCGCCATCCTCCAACCATACGCGCTGCAGCTCCGCCGGCGCGTCCAGGGTTTGCCCTTCGCAAGAGAACCGCTTGGCAATGTTTCGCGCATAGCAGTATTCGCAGCCATGCAGACAGCCGGTGACAGGATTCCAACTGGCGTCACACCAGTCAATCTTCGTGTTCTGGCCCATGCCGTGCCTCCTTCCATCCGTTCGTGATTGCTACCTTTGCCTGGTCTTCCGGATCCATCCTCTTGAAACTGTCCCAACAGTCCGGACAGAGAAAACAGCCGTCCTCACGGTGATACCGTTCGCCCATGTCGTCCAGCTCTTTCAGATCGGCTTCGGTGAAGGTATCGCCGCACATCGCACATTCGATCTTGTCGTCCTGCTTTGTGCGCAATTCATCCTCCAGATCGTCCATGTACATCTTCATATATTCGCCGCCGCACATCTGCCCAAGCAGCATGGCGGTAACCAGCACATTTCCGGCCTTGCTCATGTCGTCACCTCCGATTTATACGTTCAAACTCGATCACCCACACCCATGGGTTGGCTTCCCAGCCGTAGCGGGGAAGGTCTGCGGGTTTGATCGTGCTATTCCACAATTCCTCAAATGCGATTAGCGCATCAGCGGCCTCACTTGGGTTTCTGAGATTTGATTTAATTCCTTCGGCAACAGCTTCACCCGACGTGATCTCCTGCAATCGCTGTATGCGCACACTCGTCACCAGAAGGAACAGCCGCGCCGCCTCTTTGGGCATGTGGATGGATGGACGCCATGGCATGGTGAACGGTTCGTCGTCTGAATCAGGCATGGCAGGAGCTGTATTGCCGTGTGGGCTGGTGGCCTTGTAGATGTATCTCCACTCGCCGTGCGGCAACCACCATTTGCACCATGTCTCCCGCACCCACAGGATGTCGCCTACATGGTAGGGCGGCTTCCTGGCAGGACTGCTGTCCTCGTAGATCATCCCCAGGGCGACGGGTTTAATAACCCGCCGCGTCTGCGTCTTCCTGCCTCCGAGGATGGCTTTCACCATCTCGGTATTGAACAGGATCGGCTTCTCTGCCATACTGCACCTCCTCAAATCAAATCGGCCATTGAGAACACAATCCCCACGCAAAACAGTTCCCCGTTCTCGTAGATGTTGAACGTCTCATGGGGTATCTCCGTTCTGAAAGTCCAGGGTACATCCGTGTCCGGCCCGTACCAGAACGCCTCGATCCTGTTCGGCGCGTCCTTCTCCCCAGCAAACACATCGCCTTCCCTGCCGACGTGAAACACCACGCCCTCCCACGCGCCGATCTCGTCACTGATTGCCCCGGCCAACTCCACGTTGTCGTCACTGTAGCCGAACACTGCCACCAGCCCGTTGGACTCGGCTTCCTTCTCTTCCTCCGGCGTGATCTCGTTCAGGTATTGCCGACCATTCAACTTTTCAGCCAGTTGTTTTGCTGTCATTGACAAAAACTCCATCATGTCGCCTCCCTTGTACCCTTGCTGTATCTGATCTTCATCTGGGGGAACAGTTCAATCTGCCGTTCTCGTTCTCCCGTCCAGTTCGGCCCACCGGCAGGACCGTCGCAATTCCAACCGGCAGCACGTAGGCTTCCACCACCCTTGGTGTCAAGGACATAGGTCACGATGCGCTTATAGCCCATCGCCTTTGCCGCCCTCCACGCCGCAGAGTATAGCATTGAGCAGGCATTCCTCGTTCCGTCTGTGCATAGTCTGTTGACCTCTAATGTGTTCCCATCATCCAGATAACGAGAAACAGGACGGCCAACAATTGCCACGCCACAGATCGTTCCCGATTCATCCGCACAGGCGACAGAAAATTTGTGACCGACAACCGGCTTGTGATGCCGATGATGTTTTTCGACAAAGGCGTTGGCTTCCCGGAGGCTGATGGGACACAGTTTCAAGGCCACGGTGTCGCCTCCCTCTGCTCGTCGGTCGGGCGAGATGTCCAGCAGCGAAAATAATTGTTATACATATCCATTGGGTAATTATGCGCGCCGCCGATTATAAAAAGTCTTGTGCCACCTGGAGAAAAACCAGATACCGTACAAGCCCTAATTCTGATCGGAGCGTTCAAATATCTAACCTCTATCCATATATCCGTATCGGGTTGCAGAGCCTTGACTTCTTCCAGCGTCATTACCCTCGCCACGGGCACGGGCTGGACGGAGGGAAGCGACTGCACCGCTTTAATGCAATGAGTAATCGGAATATTGTAGTCATCGTTCCAGTCGCTGTATTCGCCTTCCAATGCTGAAATAACAGCTTGTTTGCCCACCGCGTCCTCGCAAGGCTCTTGCGCTTTCAGAGCCTTTTTGAGTTCCTCAAACAACCACATCGCCTTTGCGCTTGCTGAACGGTGTTCGTTTACCCAATGCCGCTCCGCTTCTGCGTTTTCGTTCCATCTTTCGGTAGCAGCGATTGCTTGAGCATCTGCCCTACGCGACTGAACCTCTATCAGCAGGTTCAACTTGGTCAACAACGGAGCATCCTTGTACACATCCTTAAAATCCTCAAGCGTCATCCCATTTCACCTTCTTTCCGCACTTCCGGCAGTAGGGGTCGCCGGGGTCGATGGGCTGGCCGCAGGCGCCGCAGCAGTAATACCAAGTCGTACCATGACCGCTGCGCTCGGGCTTTACAGGTTCCTGTGCGCTTAAACGATCCAAACAGTCTTGTGTCAAGTGATCCAAGCAGTAGCAGCAGCCGTCCTTTTCTCTATACGGGCACTCTTTTGTGCATTCATCACCTGCGGTAATTCCAAGCTCTCCCGTATATATCGCCCCTGCCTTCTTGCAACATTCCAAGCCCTTTTTGACTCTCCCTAATTCCGGCAATTCTTTATTCATCGTCATCCTCCTCGAAGTCCCGACAATCCCTCATCAGATGCCGGTATTGCCGGTTGTTCTCACGCTGCATATTCCAAATGTCGTACATGGGCTTGCCGCGGTATTTCATGGTTACGTCGCCGCGAATATCGTAAAACCGATACCCGATCTTCGCCAGGAAGTGTCCCTCCACAGGCTCGTACATGATACTCACGTCATAGCCATCCTCAGCCGCAAACCGGTCAAGGAGAATCCTGGCGAACCAGTAACAGCAGCCATGCAGGAACGTGTCTTCGCTCCCATGGAATCTGGCAATGAAATTCAATATTTTCTCCTGGTTAACCATCATTCGCCCTCCTGTTCCATTCCGTGATTGCAGCCTGTTCAGTTACCATGTCGTGCATCATCGTTTCGTTCATAAAACAATCTTCGTTCGTGCAAAAAACCTGATACCCTAAAATAGTGTTGAAGGTTGTATTTGCCTCGCTGCCGCAAAACGGACACGGCTTCAACTTTTCCATGCTGTCACCTCTCATTCAATCCATAATCTGTCCGGTAGGCTGTCCAGGGCATTGTTCAGAGCCCTCAAACCTTTGCTCCCATACTCCCAGCGGAAGCCCTCGGTCTCACGCTCTGCCTGGTCGTACAGATCCTCGATGTGCTTCACCATTTCCAGCGACGCCTCGAACTCGCCCCGCAGAACTGCCATCGCCGTGGATAGACCATCATACCGGGCCCGGAGGCTCATGTACTGACGGGCGATCTCCATGCACCGACCTGCGCACTCGATCAGCTTGTCTTTGGTCAGGTGCTTTAGGCGCTTCCGGCCCTCCTGCCGGGCGAGGTCTTCCAGACCAGGTGTCAGCCCGTAGTAGTCATGCTCCTCCACGTCGTAGCCCCACACCTGATCGCAGTAATTGATGGCCGGAAAGAAACAGTCGAACAGCACCGGAGGGTCGTCATATTCTTCGTTGTCGTCATAAAAGAACTCGTCCTCGATGTTGCGCAGAGCCCGCATATCCTCGTCCATCCTCTCGATCTCTGCGGACAGATCGGAGAACGCGATCTGCAGCTCATATACCGTTTCTTCGTCCAGCGTCCCCATGGAGGTCTCACCCAGGGTTTCATACTGGCCATACATCCAACGGCCCTCGTCGATTTCGTCCCTGATCTCATACAGATCGTCGATAATGCCTTGCCAGTGCATTGTCTTACAGGCTGGCCGCCGGTATCGCATCTGCTTGGCCTTATGGATTCGCACCTCCTCGGACCGTCTTTCCCGCTCGTTCATCGGATCACCGAGCCTTCACGGTTCACGATGGTGGTGCGGATGGCCCGCTCCTCCCACAGCTTCCTGGCCATGGCGCGGGCACTCTTGACAGTGGGGAATCCATGGGCATACTCCCGATACTTGGTCCAGTAGAGATAGGATTCCTCATGCGGTGTCCCGACGTCGAAGGTGCCGGACCCCCGGTAGTACGTGGGGCCAAACCGCGTCTTGGTGGTCAGGAAGAACCTGCCGTTGTTGTGCTTCATCTTCTCGCGTACCATGAAATTCATCCTCCTTATCCAAAGTCAAACATGATCTGCCCGGCGTTCTTCTTGCCGGTGCTGATGGTCAATGTAGGGGTGCGCTCGGGCTCCGGCTCCGGAGCGGGGGCGCTGGTGGGCTCTTCCTGGGCCATTCCAGCCGATTCAGATTCAACCATATTGGCCGTGGGTGGTTCGGTTGCCGCCTTTGGGAAGGCCGTTGCAACGCGCTGGAACACACTTTTCGCTATGGCGATTGCCCTGCGCGTTGCCCAAACAGGATGGAAAAACATCGGCGTGTACCAACACCGCGACGATTCCTCGCCGAACAGCACCGGGCCAGTCTGCGGTTCCGTCAGGGTATTGCCGATGATGACGTACCCGGCACAGCCCAACAGCGACAGCTGTATGTAGCACATCAGCCCCACCGTCATGTCCACGTCCTGGGCAACGAACAGAGCGCACTGCTGGTAATTGATCTTGAGGCTTCGCAGGTAATTGGCGGCTGCCACCAGCGTGGCCCCGGCACCACACGCCGGGTCGTTTATGGAGATCCAGTCCTCTCTCTCCAACTGCTCCTTCAAGTGGTTTTCCTGGACGGCACATTCTGCCATTGCCCGGCACACAGAGTATGGTGTGAAGAACTGGCCGGCGTGTTTGTTCCCGAGTTCCAGGTTCATGTACAGCTCACCGAGGAAATCACAGTCAGGATTCTCTTCCATGCCCATCACGATATGGGTGAAGAACAGCGGGAAGATGTCCAGCTCTTCCTTGGAATACTTCGGCACGATACGCATGTACATAGCCTCTCGCTCGTCGAAGTGCCGCTTGTCCACGGCGTTGGCAATGGTGCACGCGATCATGACGACCATATCCTGCCAAACCTCATAGCGGGAATACCGATGGCACAGCTTGCCGTACAGTTTCTCCAGCTCCCGCTGCCGCTCATTGTGGCCCACATAACTGGCCATCGGCGCCTCCTTCCTCAGGCTGTCCCTGCTTCGGTTCCCTTGCTTCGATGCTGACCGCGCCATCTACCCCGAAGAGCAGCACCGTCATATCCTGCACCAGCTTCGTCCTCCAGGTCCGCAGCGTCCGGACGCTCTTCTCGATGCCGGCGGCTGCCAGCTCCTCGGAGATTTCGTCGAATGTGTATGGCTTGGCGTCCTCGTCACGATCTCGACCGTTTGCGTCCTCGTTGAAGTAGTACATGCGGATGATGACGAACTCTTCCTTGTCCTGGAAGCGCCGGACCACAGCGTCGATCTCGTCATACCTGGCCTTGGTGCGCTCATAGGACGCCCGCCGGGCGGCGACGTGCTCGTCGTACAGGTCCACCTTATCCATCACGCCGCTCCCCGGCGGGGGAGCGACGCTGATGTCGTGGGACTTACCGATGGGCTCGAAACCGTAGCCCTCCAGATCGGTCACCAGGCGCTGGTAGTTCTTGTAGTTCCGCAGCAGCCGTTCCGTGGTGCGGTACAGGTTCAAGTTTCTCTGCTGGCGCTGCAGGTTCACCGTCTCCCGCGCCCCTTCACGGGCCGCTGCCTTGATGATGTCATTAACGCTTTGCCGCTTGGCCATGCTTCGGTCCCTCCCTGACTGTTCTGAAATCAATGTGCCTCTCTTCCAGGGTGTCAGCCAGCCGCTCCACGTCGCTCATGGGGCTCTTGCGCCCCTCATGGTATCCCTTGCGCCATGCCCTGTCGGTCTCAAATTCCAGCCTGTCCTGCCAAGCGCTGTTGCGCAGGTGTTCGTTCTCCCTGCGGAGCTGGCTGGTCTGGCTCTCAACGCACCAACGGTTGAATTTCACCGCGCCGCCGCCGAGGACGATCCCGGCGACGAACAGCATGATTCCTCCAAATACGCTCATTGATCTGCTCCTTTATCTGGAAACGCGCAAGTACGTGTTCTGTCAGCGATTAAAACGCGTTTTGCGCGTTTCCAGTCCATGTCGTAAAGTCGACAGCGTGTCAGTCGATCACGCCGGGGTAAAGCACCTTGAACAGTTCGTACAACGGCACCGCCACTTCCGCGGCCTGCGGGTGTGCCTTGCCGGTGAGCTGCCGTGCGCGGAGATCAAAGAAGTGATCCCACTGGCGAATGGTGCCGGTCATCATCAGCTCCGTCTTGGTGCTGTTCGGCAGCACGGCGCGGGCCTCTTGTGGCGACAGTCCCATGTTGAGCAGCGTGAAGTATTCCACTTCATCGCTCATGCAGGATCGCCGCCACAGCTCATACGGCTGACTGCCCTCCACCAGATAGCACGGCGCGATGACGGTGATCTCCCGTCCGAATTTACCCTGGCTGTAATTGCAATACCGCGTGGATTCCTGCGAAAAACTCATCACGCGATGCCGCACAAACTCATGGCTGATGCCGCGATCGATGGTGAATCGCACTGTCTGGCGAACGTGCGCCCGCTGCTCAAGCGGATCATGAATGTCGGCGTAGCGGATCTGTCGAATGCGGGGATCTGGCTCCGCATCGGCATCATCGAAGCCCATGCCGGTTATGTAGATGGGATCGAAGAAGCCGATGAAGTAACGGGCCGCGATGGATCCGCTTGCGAACAGCTCCAGCCATGCGCGGATGTTGCCTGAGATCAGGCATCTGCTGCCGATGCGCGTCATGGTGAGCATGGGCGGCTTCAAGCCTGCAAGGTGCAGCGCGTCCATGGCGGCGATGACATTATCCTGAATGTGATAATCGCCGATCTCGAAGATCATATCGCCGTGCTCCAACACGCTCAGATGCCTGCTGCGGATGATGCCCTTCACAAATCCCTCGGCGCTGGTGTCGGTGGCTTTGTCCTCGGATTTGTAGCAGGTGCGGCCAGCTGATTCGATGATCTTCAAGCCGCCGCGCAGCTCATCACGCTCTTCGATGACAAAGCCGGGTTTGATGATGTTCAATGTAGATACCTCCTTTTTTTATTTTTTTCCGTTCCGTGACTGCTGTGCCGTACCATTGCTCACCACGACAAGCCTCGCCATTTCTCACCCAGACTGCCAAGCCTATGGCGTTCCGTTCGATTCCGAACCGATGCCCGCCGTGCCTCGACTGCCAAGCCATGCCAGACGTTACCAGGCCTAAACAATCCAATCCCTATCTGGCCAAGACTGCCCTGCCCATACTCGCCATTCCGCAGCTTGCCCGTCCGCGACACGCCAATGCTCACCGAGACTGCCGTGCCGATACCTGCCACTCCAAGCATCTCCGGGCCGTTCCTAAACCGGCCTATCCGTTCCGAGACTGCCGCGCCTTACCAAACCGTACTCCACCATTCCGCGCCTCGCCTTGACTGCCGGGCCATTCCGCTACTGTCCGCACCTTGCCAAGCCAAACGCTACCCATCCAAGACTGCCGCCCCCATCCGTGACGCTCCTAAACGGAACTCGCCTGGGCATTCCAATCCAAGTCTCAGGCTTTTTTTCTGGTGCCCTACAAAACCAGCTGCATTGTGGTGATCCTGCCTTGCCGCTCGGAGCCTAAACCATCCTGGCACGGCCTAACGCTGCAGATCCAAGACTGCCGCACGGATCCATGCCTAAGCCCCAACAATCCGCAACAGTCCTAAACTATCCGAGACTGCCAAGCCATACTGCGCCCAGCCGAACGCTGACGGAACCAACCATGGCTATGCGCTGCCCATCCGAGACTGCCACGCCAGGCCTAACCGTGCACCGCATCGCCTTTACGCGACTGGCCGATCCATGACTGCCCAACGTCACCATGACATTACAAGCCTCTGCTCGACTGTCCACGACTGCCGTAACAAGCCCCAACAATCCCTGACGCGCCGCCGCCCTACAGCTGCGAACCAACACTCAACGATCCTTTCCACGTCTCAGGTTTTTTCGGAACCCTAAGAAACCGTTAGTTGACATCGCTATGCAGAAACTGCTCCATGGCATTGGTGATGCCTGCCAGCGCCTGAATCCGTCTATACTTGCCGAGGAATGCCTTACAATCTCGCCGCGCTTCTTCCAGAAGGTGATCGCGCCAATCCTCGCGGCTCAACGCGCTCTTAAGCGCAACATACTGGCTCTCGCCACCGGGACGCACCACATAGGCCCTGTCCATGGCCTCGCTGCCATCGACCTGTACCGTCACGATGCGCAGATTCTGGATGATGCCCTGCGCCTGCGTCAGGCGGTACTTCTCAGCAGCCACATCATCGCGCCACTCGAATTCATTATGTAAAGGCGCATTCTCATCCCGGCTGGCATCCACCAGCGATCTGGGGGAGAGTCCCTGATCGCTGTTCGCCAGATCCTCGAATACCTTTCCCGTTACTTCTGCCGGTGCTTTCTGCAATCCCGGAACACGGTAGGAATACTTGCACTCAAATGCTGCCATGATTACACCCTCTCTCCGTTGATTTCCACATGGTAATGTCCGAAGTCGCCATCACGCTCCATGCGCCATTCACCGATGCCGCCCATGAAGCCGCCTAAGTTGATGGCGTTGATGATAGAGTCCATCGTGAACACGCCGACATCGATCAGGCTCACCGTCAGATTGATGCGCCAGTCGGTGAACATGGGGCGGTAGCGCAGATCCGCCACCTTACTCATGCCGCCGATTTTCACCATATCCTCACGCATCACGGGCGGCTTGTCGGACTGGATCACCGCCAGCTCAGAGCCGGTGCCCAGATTCACGCCATCCTTGCTGTTGAGATAGAAGCTGCACTTCATGCCCATCTGATTTGGGATGATGCCTGCCCGGTAACAAGCGGCCAGTGCGGACTGCTTGATGGCGGTGATGGGGAATCCGAACTTCGCGCCCGCAGCGATGGCCTTTTCGAAGTTTGCCAGCGTATCCTTGCCATCCAGATCGTTGCCCAGCTCGGGCATGGGCGTGAGCCAGTAGGCGGCGCTCACAAACTCATTGGCGGGGAGCCTGATCTCCTTGGCCTTCTTATCCTTCTTCAGCTTCTGCTGGGAATCCAGCATCTCGCGCTTGGCCTTTTCGCTCCAGGCATGCACGATCAGCGGCGTGTCGCCTACGATGGTGATGTCGGCCTTCTGGATCTGTACGGGCTTGATAGTGATTACCTGCGTATCAGTGCTCTTCTTTGTGGTTGACATTTTTCTATTCCTCCTGTTTTGTGATGTCGATCTCAACCCTCGGATTGAGTTTGTCATAAAGGACTCGGCTCCCATCATGGCCGACAACTATGCTGCTGTTGTCATCGGCCAGGACACCGCCCTTCACAAGGATGTCGTTTGTGGCTTCGAGCAGATTCACTAAATCCACCCTGCGCCGGGTTTGCATGAAGTAGACGCACTTCACATTCACGGGCCAGTCGATACCCTGTTTATGGCGTGGACTGAGCTGCCAAAGGCAATCTTCCTCATACTGCCGATAGGCGTCGCTCTGAACCAGCCCCATGCGTTTGCCCATTGTCACGATCTTCTGATGATTCTTCTTCGTGATAGGGCATCCAAGCAGGATGATGTTCACTGCATCATGGCCTGCCGGTATTCATCCCAGCTGTTAAACATGGACAGCTGGCCGCTGGCCTCTTCATGACTCACCATGTAGAGATTGCCGAGATCGTCAAGCACCAGCTCCTTCGGGCTTGTCTTGGAAACGACGTCGCCCTTCGTCTCACTCTTCGTCTGCAAGGTGCTGCCGACTTTGTAGCCAATCATGATGCTCATAGCCTCGCGCATGCCGGTGGGCGCTCCACGTTCGGCGATCATGTGTCTGCCAGTGGTGACGTCGATCTTCAAACCGATGGCGGCGGCGCTCATGTCCTTCTCCACCATCTCGGCCACAGTCTGCTGGATGGCGATGTTCAGCTCATTGCGCATCACGTCAAACAGCGGATTGTAAAGGTTGACTTTCGCATTCTCATCAAACTGGATGTTTTCCATCTTCACATCTCCTTTTCAAGTATTCGATTGGTGATTTGATTCGTGGCGATGATCGCGCCGCCGAGCAGCCCGATCAGGCCCACAAACTGCATGATGTTGCTCATCCAGCGCAGCAGCGCCCAGATGAACGGCTCCACCCACGTCAGCATGGCAATCTCTCCTTAAAGTGTCGTACCGCCCAGTAAGCGGTGATTCTTCGCCCTGTCCGGGCCGATCATCAGCTGGTATATGTCGCAGCGTTCGGAGATCCGCGATGCCGTAGCTTCATCGAAGCCGATCAGCTCATCCATCGTCCATTCGCTGCTGATGATCGTAGGCAGCTGATTGTTGTAGCGGTAATTCAGAATCTCAAAGGCCAGCTTCACATCTGCGCCTGACGGCGGCTTGCGCCCGCCGTGATCATCGGGCACCGGCTTGAACAGATCGTCAATGTACAGCACCGGGATCTCTTTCAGCTCCTTCATGGCTTTGCCGTATTCCTCGGCATCATTCACGATGGCCTTCAGGCGCTTGCTGTCGTTCTCCCAGGGCATATAGATCAGCGGCATCTGATACAGCAGCTCACGGGCGATGGCGGTGCAGATGTGCGTCTTGCCGCAGCCCACCTGGCCACCAGCGAAAAACCAGTATCCATCCGGGATTCCGTTGGCAAGATAGGCCTTCGCCGTATCCCGCATGGTGCGCTGCCATGGCTGCGTGGTGTCGAACCGATCGAAGGTGTATTGCTTGATCACCTTTGCCAGCCCGGATGCCCGCATTCGCCAGATGCTGCGCCGAATGCCCATGCACTTGCAGGGGACGGCGTACTCATGCAGATAGCCGTTGACTTCTTCCAGCACCAGCGTATCGCCGCGATTCATGCAGAGCGGGCAATCATAGCCGTCACCGGCAATGGGCGTGTTGTCGCCCTGGATGGTGTTGGCTGTGTAGCCGTCTTTCAACTTGCCGGGAGTGGCATTATACTTGTCCACACGGCTTTGCATCCAGCGCCGTATATCGGCCTGCCGCTCTTCCTCGCTCATGTGTTTCCTGGCTTCGAGCGCATCAGAGAATTGTTTCTTTCCCGACTCGCTTAACTTCCCGTCCAGCGCCGCTTCGATGGTTTGCATCTTGTCCTCCTTTCTTGCGTGATTCCTCAGCCATCGCATCGCCTACGGTTTTGATGCCCTGAGTGATGTACCGATTCAGGATAGCGCGAACGTAGTTGTACTTGCGCACCCCAGCGCCGCAGGCCTGATCAATGGCGTGTCGAATAAGTTCTTCAGGCAGAGTGTCCAGGAATGATACCAACTCATCCATATTGGTGGGCGATAGGTATTGAAGATTCGAGGATGCGTAGACTTCGAGCGTGTCCAGATCGGGCGGTGGCCCGTTGTAATCGCCATAGGGATTCGGGATTGCGGCGGCTCTACCGGTGCTCTCCCTCTCACTCTCCCTCTCACTCTGCTCTACTCTGCTCTGTCGATTTCTGTCAGCATTTTCGGGATTAATGCTTGCAGAAATCCGAACTATGTTGACATTCTTCGGCAAATCGCCATCAGGTAATAAGAGGTACTCACGAATGACTTCCACCTTTTTACGGCGCTCAACCGATCCGAAATACCATTTTTGAATCCCGTGCGATGTGAGAATGTGGTATTTCTCGAAAAGGCGTCTGTCAAACAGCTCCCTCTTGATCGAAGCATTTACTATTTCAGAAACGGCATTGGCACCCAGTGTCACAGCTCGACTAAACACCAATGCAACCTCTTCATCCCATTCACAGTAGTAACCTTGCTCTCCGTAAATCAGCTGTAAGAGCTTAACGACTACCA